CTCCCACCAGGAGATCTGACGGGCTGGGGACATGATCCACGACACGCCGGGCTGGTTCCGGTACTTGTTCGGCATCGCGTAGATCATGTCGAACATCTGGTCCTTGCCGAAGGTCCCAGGTGTCGCGCCGCTGATGTTGCGCCCCGCGACGTTCGCGGTCGCCACCAACTTGAGGATACCATCGTTGATCTGGAGGAATGCCTGGTCTGCACCGGCACCAGCAGCGGTGTCGCCGTTGATGTCGAGGTCCTCCAGGTCGTATGAGAACTGGTTGGTCATCTCGTCGAGCATGATGCTCTCGAGGTTCCCGTCCTCCAGGTTTTCGTGGAGCGCGTCCTCTGTGATCTCCCAGGGGAGCCGGATCTTGGCGGTCGTATAGGGGACCTGGGTGAAGGTCGCCCCGACGCGGTAGCCGTCATCCGCATTCTCGGTCGCGCCACGGATGATGCGAGCACCCGTCGCGATCTTATCCACGACGCCGGTCGCGGCAGTGCGGGTGTCCTGCGTCATCTTCGAGGATAGGACGCCCTTCTCCTTCAACTGCCGGATGAAGGTGCGCCCACGCTCGGCCGAGAGCAGTCCGGTCCCGACACCCGAGGTGGTGATGGTGGCCTTGTTAAGAGCTTCTCTACGATCCATCACTCACTCCTCGAACAGGAGGCCCGCGAGCGGGTGGTCGGACTTCGAGACTGGCTCCTTCTTCGAGCCGTTCTCCTGGCTGGTGGAGCCCTCAGAGAGCTTCTCCACATCCTTCGTGAGCTCATCCAACGACTTGGAAACCTCCTCCAAGCGATGGTAGACCTCGGCGGTGGGGTCCGGAGGCGGAGCTTCCTCCTCCTCCTTGTTCTTTCCGGCGAGCTTCTCAGCGATGTCTGCGAGCCGATCAGCGAGCGCCTTGACGTCCTTTGACGTCTTCTCGATCGACTCCTCCATCTTGGTCAGCCGCTCGTCGGAGCTGGCTTCCGACACCTGGGCCTCCTCCTCTCCTGTTTCCTCGTCTACGAGTTGCTCGGCCTCCTCCTTGCTGATGCCGAGCTTGATGCCGATGGCGCGGAGCCAGCCGGTGTTCTCGTGGTCTTCCACTGACCGCAGCGTACCTTCCTGCTTCTCTAGACCTTCCACGATGAACTCAATGTCCTCCTTGGTCAGCCCTTCCCGACTCAGGGACAACCACCAGAACTCCAGAAGCTCGTCGGGAATGTCCTCCGCTTTGGTGATCTGCTTTCCACCGTGACGCCACTTCGTCGTCCCGGTGCCGAGGTCCTTCAGGGTCGCGCACACACGCTTCGCTCGTTCGGGTCCGAAGCGCTTCGTGTTGTCACGCACGCACGCCGTGAACGGGTGCGGCTTCTTCATGTAGAAGGCGATGAGATGGCGGAGCGGGCCGCGAGCAGCCGCCTGATTCCGACTGATATCCGTACCAGGAGGTCCGGCGACTTTCTTGATCTGACAGGCGGGGAGGTCGGGGTAGCGGGAACACACGACGCGCTTGACGGTAGCCTCCTCGGGCTTCCCACTGGAGCGTGCGAGGGCGTTCGCGGCGTGAGCCTTGTCGTGAATCGGGTAGCGCTTCTCTTTCGGGAAGACGAACGCTCCCGTGGGCAACTTCTTGCGGCCCGCAGCCGTCAACTCCGCTTTCGACACGAAGCTATGACCACAGTTCTGACACGTCTTGACATCAGCCTTGACAGTCCCCCCACAGGAGGGGCACTTCTTGGCGTCTGGTCCTTCGGCACCCTTGGGGTCGCCTTTTTCGACGAGCTTGCGGACACCGCTGCCCTGGATACTGATACCCGTGAACTCGCCCTTCTCGATGGCGAGCTTCCCTTCTTCGGTGGGTTCGATGCCGACGAGCCATGCACCCTCCTTGACCAGCTCTTCTCCGACGAGGAAGGTGGACTGGGCCACGAAGTTCTCGACCACGGAGCCGTACGGATCCAGTGTCTCGTGCATCTTGTTGACGAGCGCCCCGTTCCGCATGAACTTGTGCGCGGCCTTGCGGATCTCATCGGGGGACGCCCACTCGTCTTCCAGGTCGGTGCTCGCGCCGACGCCGGGATTCTCACGCCAACCGGGTTCGGCGACAACACAGTAGACGGTTGACCAATCGTCCGTCTTGACGAGGCGAGCTGGTCCTGGGATCTCGAACTCTTCCTCGGTCTTCCAGCCTTCTTCTTTCTTCCGGAGGTAGAACTTCCGCTTGTTCGCGCCCTTGTCTACGAGACTGATCGCGACGACGTCAACGTCACTGAGGAGGTGGACCGCCATTCGTCACCTGTCGCTCATGCTGCGTTGCCAGTTCGTTGTCCGTGCTGCGCTGGACGCGGTCGGCCAGGCCAGGACGTAGACCACGCTGGTCACTGGTGTCATTGCGATTTTCAGCACCCCTCGGTGTCCCCGTGTTGACCAGCCGGTCGTTGATACCCGCCGGGTACTGACCCGCGTCGGGGACTGCACCCTCCGGAGCCTCGGGGAGCGGACCGTAGCCGTGCGCCTCACGGAACTCGCGGACGTTGATCGCGGCTGCCTCGGCCATCTTCTGGGCCGACTCGCGACGAGCGCTGTCGCTCTCCACCGCCATACGCTTGAACTTCATCTTCAGGTTGAGGAACCCGAGGTCCTTCAGGAGTGTCCCGCGTAGGCGGTCCTCGTAGCGATCCTGCTCAGGATCGAACAACTGCTCCAGTGTGATGCTGCGCTGGACCTCTGCGTCGTAGCGGCCTTCCGATTGGAGACCCACGAAGATGGGCTGCATACGGAAGGCCGAGAGGATCCGCTGCGTATTGTCCGCCCGGTACTTGACGAAGCCCATGTCGCGCTCTGCGATCTCTCCGAGCGTGACCTTGTCCACAGCAGAGTTCTGCGGGAGCGGGATGATAGCGACACGATCACGATGTCCGGTATCGGACTTGATAGTGTTGGCGATGCGGGCGACGGTCTGTTGCGGCACGCGGAACGTCGTCCGCTGCCCCATCTGGTCCTCGCCCTCCGCCCGGATGAACAGCAGCGTCGGAGGAGTCCCACCGGCATCGAAGAAGGACACGTTGTACTCGGCGGCGAGCTTGTCGCCCGCATACTCAAGGGCCGCCCCGACGTCCCGTGGGAGCCCGTAATCCCTGCTCTCAGACGTATATAGACGGAAGCAGATGACCTCGTTCGTGTTCCAGCCGTGGCCCGGCGCGAGAGTGCCGGTCGGCTCGTAGCTGGAGTCATACTCGACCTTCTCACCGAAGTTGTAGAAGGTGGTCGTCTCTTCCTTGTCCTGCTCGTCCAATAGCACGTAGCCAGACCGGTCCTTCAGCCTACGCATCAGCTTCCCTGGGCAGTGGAACAACCCGTCGATCTTCCCGTCCAGCTTGTTACGGCTCACCTCGATGAAGCCCCAGCCGACCTCTTCCTCGTCGGTCTTGACGGCCTTCATCAACTGTGTGAAGGAGGGGCGATCCATACGAGTGTCGCGCATCGCCAGCGCCTCCAGCATGGCGGAGAGTTCCCGGCCCGCCTCGCGTGGGTCGGGAACCTCCTCCTCGTGACCCTCGGCGACATCGACTCCGTAGCCCAGACCGACCACGTTGGTCGCGATCGCGTCGATGATAGAGCGCCGAAGGGAGTTGATCTGGCTGAGCTTCGCAAGCGCATCCAGGTTGACCGGAGGCTCCAGCGCGTTCTCTGGCGTCTGGACCTCGTTCTTGCTCGGTTTCTGCGTGGTCGTGCCGGTCAGATGGAGCCCCGCCACCACGATGTCATGGCTCTTTTCGAGGTGCTCCACCGCGTCCACGAGCTCAGCTTACGGTTTCAGCGCGCCAGTGTGTGAGGGAACCGCTCGGAGTTCTCGGTGAGGAGCCGGGTGTTGCAATACGGGCAGACAAGGACACCCGTCACCGTCGGTGACCACAACACATGGGAACGTCCACATGGCCCGTGACATTGGACGACGACCGTCTTGTTGGAGGGGATGGGACCGCGCAGGAAGCCGATCATTCTGAGGTCAACACCTCCAACTCGTACTCCACATCCGCCACGTTGGCGAACTCACGCGCCGTACGGATCATCACGTCAAGGCCGTCCAGCTTGTCATCGTGCCGCGCCTGCGGGAAGTCCCGCCACTGCTCGTACAGGCTCAACTCCTGCCATTGATCCGTAGCATCGGACAGGAGCCCCAGCCACATCTGTTCCCACACTCGCAAGAACCCGGACTGGGCGTAGGGACCGAGGCTTTCGAGCCGCTCTTCCTTGTTCCCGGCGATGGAGACCTCGACGATCTTGTGCCCGAGGTCCTTCCGGGCGATGGTGAGCGCTCCACGGAAGTAACGATCCAACGTGATACGAGCGCATCCAATCGCCACAACACCCATTCCGAGGCGTTGATAGCGATCGTGCATGAGCCCAACCAGATCAACTTGGCGCGGTACGTCAGCTCTGACGTCACGGATCTCAACGACATCGAGGTTACTCCCGTGGAGTGCCCCAACCGTGATGTTGAAATAGTCGGCGTCGTCCTCCCCACTCCCGGGCGCTGGGTCGAGGCCGATGTAGTACCTCGCGTACTTGAGCGGTGTCTCGGTGGGATCGATCACCTGCATCCACTCCACCTTGAGCTGCTCGCCCATCTCGGCACGGCTGTCCAACAGGTGGATACGCCGGAAGCGCTGAGGCTTGGACTGACGTTCCTGCATGAGCCGCTTGCGGGTCCACACGCTGGGCCACGTGAGGACGCTCCGCTCCTCGTTGTTGAGATCCGACTCCTTGGGTGGCTCGGAGGGGTCTTCGACGGAGTGGATGCTGGGGCGCTTGAACGTCGAGTAGCCGGGACGGATGGCGAGCGTGCTGAGTAGATCGCGGATGTCGTTGAAGTTCCCGCACACCACGGCCTGACCACTCGCCACCAGACGTGTCTCGAACTGGAGATCCCAGAAGTCGAGGGCGCGTCGTCGGAGCGTCGGGCTCATGGCGTTCTTCGGGGTTACGAGGTCGTCGGCGATGAGACAGTCGATTCTTCGTCCCTGCACGCCCTTGGAGTCGAGGCCCTTCGCCTGCCAGGTCGGATCTTTACTTGCGCCCGGTCTGTTGACGATGATGGCGTCGTAGCGCCAGCACTCTTCGGTCGGGTCGGGGAACACGAGCGCTTTCCCCTTGCTATCTACGAAATCGCGTGCGAGAAACTCGTTGTTCTCGATATGCCACGCGATCACCGCGAGGTTGGCGGCAGCGAGGCCCTCTTCCTCCGAGGCCAACATACCGCGCATCATCTTCTTCATGACGGCGCTTCTGTAGGTCAACCAGAGCGGATAGACCTGCGAGCAGATCGTCGTCTTCATGAACTCGGGCGGCAGCATCACGACGCCGCGCTGTGTCTGACGGATGAATCGCAGCATCTCCTGTGAGAAGGGCGGCATCATCTCGACCCAATGCTGATCGTAGGGCCGGTAGTACGTCTCGGCGAAGAAGACCGGGTTCGCGAGCGCCCGCTTGACCCGCTGGAGCCGCTTCTCGGTCAGTGTCGCCACAAGAGGAGAGCCGGGTCGCCGTTATCGCTGGTCATTACTGTCTGCGCCAATGAGCGCGCAGACACCCGGCTCACAAGTTCACGAGGACGTGGTAGGGATTGTCTTTCGACTGTCGGTCGCGCACCTTGTCGCCCCACTTCCGCTTTAGCATCTCGGTGCCGCGACGATCCCATTCACGATCACGGTACACCTGGACACCGCCAGCTTGCCGATGACGGAAGGCGGTCATCAGACAGTCGATACGGAGGTAGCCGCCGTAGACCTCGTGATGACGGAGTGCGTAGTCGATGTCCTCGCTAACCTGTTGCTCCGGATCGAAGGAGAGCTTGGTGGGGAGGATGAGCAACATCCCGCCGTTGATCGTCTTGTTCTGTGTGACCGGATGCTTCACGTAGATCGCGTTGGTCACGATGTTGGAGGCCGCGAGCTTGAAGGGTGTGGCCTCCAATAGATTCGCCATGAGAACGGCGGCAGCGGGGAACCGGATAGGTCGCGCCCGACCGTCGTTGGCGAGTTTCATACTGATGAGATCATCGTCCATCTGAAGACATGGGAGCTTGAGCTTGCGAGCGTGATGGAGTGCGACGTTGCGCGCCGACGCGACATTGCCGCCACCATCGGTGATGAAGTGCTTCGCCCCCTCGCTGCGATATGCGTCCACCTCGCCCCGAGGGACGCACCATGTCGCGGAGCCGATCTTCATGGTCATCATCGCCACGTTCTGCGGACGCTGTGTGGACAAGACCACGACGTAGAGCTTGTGATTACCGAACGTCCGGATCATCGTCTATCGCTGTCCCGTCGATCACGTCACCGCCGCTCGCCAGCCACGCCGACTCCATGCGATCAATCTCAGCGGTGTCGATGCCGACCTCGACGGTCGTGTGCCGCTCGATCTTCACCGGGCTGTCGGCACCCGCGATACGCGACTGCATCCCGATGATCTTGGCCGCCTCGCGCACGGCGTTGAGATCACCCTTCAACGCCCTCGCCCAGATAGCGCGCTTGAGTTGATCCAGCTCGAACAGCTTCATCGCCCGTACCTGTTCGACGTTCTGCGCGTCCTGCTCGGCCCACTTGGTCAACGCCCGCTGGATGCTGCGGCTGACGTTGGACTGGGACATGGACAACTGCTCGGCGATCTGCGCCTCCGTCAGCCCGGCGGCGCGCAGTTCTAGCACGCGATTACGTCGCTTGGCGCGCTCGATGATCCCGCCGCGAGTACGTCGGGCTACCTCGCGACGGTGCCCGAGGCGCTCTTCTTCTTCGGCGTGAACAGCTTCATCTGGCCCTTGATGTGCGTCGGCTTCCGGGCGAAATACTCCGTTGTGATCAGACACCGGCCCTCGCCTCTGACGCGACTACGCGCTTCTGGTTCTCTTGTTCTCTGGTCCCGCATCGCACCATCTTGGTTCGGTAGTAGCAAACGACGGAAACTCGTTCACCTCCACAGAGCTTACAGGGCCGTTGGGACAGAATATTGCCGCAAGAGCATGTCATCTGCGTGTTCCCATGCCACTGATGTGCGTCCATGAGGAGAAGATCACCGTGCTGCATGTCTACCCCGACGCGATACTCTGGGAAGCAGAGCCACCCTCCGGTGTAGGAACCGGCACGTCCCACGACGAGGCAGGAGAACCCCTCGTCCAGGTCGCCCTTGTCCTTGTGGACACCAGTGCTGTAGCTGTTGTTGACCGTGATCGTGGTAAAGGGTGTCCCGGGAACAACCCATTCGGGTGAGGTTTGGAGGGCGATCCGGTGCTGGTTCGAGAAGCGTTCGGGTACGTAGGTGTGGAACTTGTCGGCGATGTGACGCAGGAACGGAACCATCGCGGCCCACTTCTCCACGTTCTCCCTCGTGTACGTCGTCAAACGACAGTATCCTCGCCCCGGCCCGGCGTCCATCGAGCCCATGATCCCACTGAGGACCGGCATCGTCCGGCTCCGGTTGCCGCCCGCGTTGACCCGTTGCGTGCCCGAGGCGAGACCCCGATTGTCGGTGGGCATCTTGATCGTCTGGAGGACGGACCACACCTCGTCCATCTGTTTGCGGAGCGCACCCGGCAGGTAGATACACAATGGCTGGCCGGATGGGAGCAAGATGCGGGAGGGTCCGGCCAGCATCAAGTTCACATCATTCGGAGTCAGGACCTTACCCACTTTCTGGTCCAACTCCTGTTGGGTGATCTTGGTCCGCAGCCGTGCCTCGATCATGTCAGCACCTTCCGTCCCTTGGGATCCACCAGCCGGACCTCCGTGTGCCCGGACGCCTTGGTCAAGTTGAGCTTAGCCAGGAGCGGATAACGTCGCACCAACTCACGGGCAGAGGCGTCGATCCGTTCCGGCGTGCGATCGATCTGCATCCCACCGGGTGTGTTGTAGTAGGACGTCTTGAGGCTGTACGCCTCCAACCGAACGACGGCCCCGTCGGCCTGGAAGAACTTGATCGTGCGCTCGAAATCCTCCTTGTCGTCGAGGGTGACCTGGAGCTCGCGCTCCTGGCTGTTGATCACGCCCCAGAACGCACCGACGATGTAGGTGAGGCCCACGCGGACGCGTCGCTTCATGAACAGCGCGTTGAGGACGGGATAGATCCCCCACAGCCGACAGCCCGCCTCCTGACACGCCCAGAAGCCCATCTTCACCATCCCGTGGAACTCGTGCGGCGTCATCGGATCGTAGCGCTTGTCGTCACGCTTGATGTAGAAGCCGCTGATGTCATCATCCACGTTGACGACGCGCATCCCCTCCGGGTAGTAGTGCGCGATGAAGCGTCGCACTGCTCCCATGCCCTTCTCGGCGACGACGATCTTCCCGTAGCGCTGGGGATCGCAGGCGTTCTTGTAGAAGATGTACTCGTCCGGATCGGATACGAACAGCGTGATCTTCTCCCTCGGAACCTCCATCTCCTCTAGCGTGGCGAGGGTACGCTCCTGACAGATGAGTGCACGATGATAGGACGGGATCGCGAAGTGCGGCCACGTATCAGCCATGAGCGGCCTGCCCCTTGAGAAACACCGCCCACTCGGTGACAGCCTTGAAGATCATGCGCGTCTGACTCGTCTCCTCATACTGTGCCATCAGGTCCCGGACGGCCGCCATGAAGATCTCGTAATCGTCGTGCGGGAGGAGCATGACGATCTCCCGATTCGCACCCTCGTTGTGATCTTTCCAGCGCTCGGCGGTCTCCTCGATGGTCTCGGTGTAGTCACCCGTGAACTCCTCGGGCTCCGTGAGCGCGACCTGATCCAGCGCGGCCTGCAAGTCCTCCAGATCGTCGAGCGTGAAGCCGGTGGCGTCGAGCATGTCCTTGGAGTGGAGATCGGCGAGGACCTCGGCCAGCCCCACGTCATCCCAGGTCGCCATGTCCCCACTGCGATTGTCCATCAGCATGTAGGCGGTAGCCTCGTCCTCGGGGAGATCGACCATCACCACGGCGATCTTGTCCCAGCCGAGCTCGCTCGCGGCCAGGAACGTGTGATTCCCGGCCAGGATCACGCCATCGCCCTCGTGTACCACGATCGGTCTCACCTGACCGAATCGCTCCAGCGACTGCTTGATGGTGTCGATGGAACCGCGTCGCGGGTTCCCCGGATGTGTGACCAGTTCTTGGAGAGGGACGGCCATGCCCTCAAGCTCTTGGGAAATCATAAACACGGAGACTATCACCTAGCCCGGACGGAGTTATACGACACACGCCTCGGCCGAAGCAGCCGAATGCGTCCCGTGCAACCATACTCTTGGCGGCCCTACGCGGTCTCGTGGGCCGTGGGAGCGCCCGGAAAGACCCGGCTTCTGAGTCTCACCCTCCTAGGAGGTCGGGTTGGGATCGCCGGGCGCTCCCGCCCCTTCTCCAGAAAGGAGAGCGATGTTCGATCTGCTCCTCATGGCGGGAGCGGCGGCGCTCGGTGCGCTGATCGATCGCGCCTACGTGCGCGGACGTCTGATCCGCAAGTGGTACGTCGTCTCCGTCCCCGATAAGGACGGCAACGGCTACGAGGTCCGGTTGCAGAAGGGTGCGCAGTGGATCGTGTGCTTCCGTGTCCAGTTCGACCGGCCCTCCAGCCCGAATCCGGATCACACCTTCGCCGATCAACTGACGCAGGCGCGTGTCGAAGCGCAAGAACGCGCTCACAGTATGAACGGTCACGAACGACGAACGAGGGAGAGGCAATGGAGACCGTAGAGCAATCCCGGGTCACCAAGGAAGAGGCGCGTAAGCTGACCGACGAGGTGAAAGCGGAGGCCAGCGCGCTCTGGGTCCGCGTCTACGAGCTGTACAAGAAGTCGGTCCATCTGGCCTTGGGATACGAGAGCTGGGGGCACTACTGGGAGGAGGAGTTCGGGCAGACCCGCGGACGTGGTGAGCAACTGGTGCGAGCGGGGCGCGTGGCCGAGGCACTGCTGATGGCCGATCTCCCGGTCCCCCCGAACGACCTCGTGGCTCGCGAGTTGGTCCCCGTGCTGAGAGCGGAGCCGGACAAGTTGGGGGAGGTGTGGGCCGGGATCTTGAAGGAGGAGTCGCAGCCCACCGCCCGACAGGTCCGTTCGGTGGTGGAGCCGTTCCGGAGGAAGAACAAGAAGCCGCACGCCGGAGCGCGGACCAAGCTGATCCGCAACAAGGTCGCCCATCGCGTGCGCGACTGTCACGTCCTCGCCGAGCAAGCCTTCGCCGGGGTGGAGGAGGCACTGGCGACGGAACCCAACGCGCAGATGGTGGAGCAGTGGAAGAAAGACGCACAGGAGGCGGCGGGTGCGCTGGCGGAGGTCTATAAGCGATTGAAGGACTACACGACGTGAGACACTTCCACGATCCCGACGATCCGTCCGAGGCGCTCGTGCATCGTGCGATGGAGCGGATCAAGAGCGGGCTGATGGAGGAGTTCGGAGGTGAGGACATCGCCCCGAACATCACCGTCGTCGTGACGGCCCCGAACCAGAGGGTCGCCGTCGCCTCCACCGAGCCCGAAGGCCAGTACGTGCTCATGGCGTTGAAGCTCGCCTGGGGAGCTGTGCACAAGGCGGAGCGTCTCGCCCTCCAAGGAGGAATAGATGCCGACCAGAACTGAGAGGACATGGACGAAGACCTAGAGAAGCACATCATCGAGAAGCAGATCGTCCCGCAACAGATCGCGGCGCAGCACGATGGGATGGACACATTCTTCGTCTCCACGAATCCGGACGAGGAGCGTGGTATCACGGTCACCTGCGTCTCGTGTGGGAAGACCGCTCAGATGTTCGGGATCAGCGAGAAGGACATCGCCCAACGAGTTGTCCTCTGCCCGGAGTGCATCCGGCGATGACGATGCTCTACACGTCGGCGTTCCTGTCGAGCGACTGCTGCGGGACGGCGTTCTGGAGAGTGTGCTTCGGCGGCGACACACCCGATCGTTTCGTCTGTAAGACGTGTATCCGAGAATGTTTGCCCGAAAGGGCAAAACCCCTGTAGATCACAGGGTCAGTTCCGAAATACCGATCTTCCTAAAGACGGCTCAGCCCCGGGGCTCGGAGGCTTCCGGGGCTGAGACACGCCCCCGGAGTGACGTTGCTATGCGTTATGCTCCGGGAGCTATGCGTTGTGATACCTCCAAGAGTACCACTCATCCCGGCCACTCAGCCGGGATTACGCATTTCGGTAACAGAAGTGCCCGTAGACGTCGCGGTCGTCGTGCCAACGTTGCGCTCGCCAGGCGATGTGGGGGATCTAGGGTGGAGAGCCCTGGGGGACTGGGACCGAGTCGTCACTAGGTCCCTGCCCTCTCATCCCACATCCTCAGCAACGTTCGATCTGGGTCAGAGCCAGTAAGGCGAAGCATGTAAGGACGGGGATTCCTCTAAATCCCGGTGGGGGGGAGCAGTTTCTCTCGTCCCTACAGTCCGGCTCCGACCTGCCGACTATCGGGGTATGTCTAGATCTCTCTCTTCTCTCATCGGTAGCGTCGCCCTGGGCGCTGCTCTCTACGTCTACGTCAGGTCCGGCACTGTGAGCCCTGAACTCCTGGCCTGCTCTCTAGCGCTGTTGAGAGCCTGTCACTCCGGAAGGCACTCTAAAGTAGTACGTTCGGAGTGACACTTCTTCTCTATCGGCTGGGGGCTTATGTCCATCCCGGTCCTAGGTCAGCTCTCAAGGGCAAACAGGCGCTCTGCCGCAGCGAAGCTGGTGGCGGCGGGGCGTCGAATAGTCGATAATAGTAGTGCAAGGCAGCAAGGCCCCCCACACGGGGGGCCGGGGGGCCGCCCACAGGGGGCGCGCCGCCCACCTCGACCCCTATCGAAAGGTACCTGGTGGTACACGACCAACGCTGTAATTACCGACACACGACAACCTGGGTACCCGTGACTCGAACGCCACCGCTCGATGGCACGAGGTACCGCTCGACCAAGCGAATGGTGCCCGTTGGCGACACGTGCGGTCGAGCGGCCCTGGTGAGTCGACCCGGCAACGTGCACCGATGCCTCGAACACGCGAAGGTCGACGCGCCCAGCCGCGACCCCTTGTCGATTGGCGGCTCGACTCGCTACAAGTACCTGGTGTGAGTGCGGGGGGGTGACCCCCCCACCCCCGAGGCGGCCCGTGAACCGAACGGACCGCGCCGGGGGTGCAATCCCGCATCCGAACAAGAGTCAAAGGAGACTCATCATGCAGACCACGGCTTTCGTCATGGGCCGGAACAACAAGATCAGCGCGAAGCAGCGCGCCTCGCTGGAGGGCTTCCTCGCCTCCACCCAGGGACTGTCCTGGCTGGCGCGCATCAGCATCAGCGAGCGGCTGATCATGGCCAAGAGCGGCTGGTCCGCGCTGGCCAACGGCAAGGACCTGGACACCGCGTTCGTCGCGGCGTGGAACGCCTGGGCCGCGACCCTCGAGGTCGCGCCGCCCAAGTCCCACATGTGGAGCAAGGGCGCGGTCAGCGTCGCCCTCGGCGCCTAGTCGGGTCGGGGGGCTCCGGCCCCCCTCACCCCCGCGTACGACACAGAGCGTGCGCGAGGGTGGGAAGACCCCACGACAACGACCAAGAAAGACCAGCAGATGCTGACCATCATCATCCGAGAGCCCATCGGCCCTGGACTGCACATCAACTGGATCCGTCGGATCCGTTAGGAGACTCATGTTCACCACCCCGACCGGCCAGACCGGACGGGACGCCTATATCTACGAGACGGTGGCGATCGCCAACGCCCAGCGGAAGCTGGACGAGCGGATGGCGCGTCTGGTGAAGATCATCCGTGAGGAGGACCAGGATCTGGCCTTCTACACGCGGAATCTCATCAAGCCGAAGGCGTCCAGCGCCGAGGAGCTGTGCGACAAGCTGCTCCGGCGTCCCATCATCCAGGTCCCCAAGGAGTACGCAGATCTCTCCTGGGACGGCCTGGACTCCATCCGTCCCGACCTCGCCCGCGCCATCGCGGACGGAGCCAAGCCCATCTACATCTAGGTCAGCCATACGCAGACGCCGGAGCGTGCGATGCCCCGACGTCAGCGTATGTCAACCCAGGAAAGGAGCACCTGAACAACCGAGTTGTGCGAATGTTGTGGACCCATCAATTGTGGTGTGATGCGCGCTCACGCGGTATAATTCGTCTGCGCGGCGGCCCCTGGGTCGCAAGCGCTCACGCCTCATTGCCACAGGCTCAAAGGAGAGTCGCCAACCGGCAATCAACATCAACATCACATAGTCAGTCCCGAGGATGACGGGACCCGGCGCTCGGGCAGCGTGGATACGCCTAAGACCCCTGAATGTCGGCAATTCATCCCGCGCTACACGACGGTGAAGAGCTACGTGTACGGGAAGCGGAGGAAGTGTGCGCCGCCGAACGAGCGAAGGCTTGAGCTCTCGTGTAGAGGAACCTAGATCGTGCGTGATTCCTACTATGTTCTCGTTGGGGTGCCCGAGGGAGACCTCGGGCGCTCCGTAGCGATGTGGAACAGTCCGCGTCGCTACGGAGCGCAATCCCGCGCTCGCTTCGCTCAAAACAGAAGCCCCGGATGGGCTTTCTGTTTGCGAGGGACGAGACCCATAGGAGGGTCAACATGTTCAACGTCAACCTCAACGTGCTCCGCAGCACCGACGAGACCGTCGCCACCGACACGGTGGAGGTCCCGGAGGGCACGGAGACGCAGGAGACGACGACCCAGTCCACGCCCGAGATGGTCGGCATCCCGACCATCGAGGACCTGCTCCTGAAGGATCACAAGGAGAAGGTCTTGGGCAAGGACAAGATCTCGCGCAGCCAGATGGCCTCGTACCTGGAGTTCTTCAAGACCGACCCGGAGACGGGCGAGGTCGCGGAGACCCTGGAGGACGTCATGAGCCACCCGCTCATCGCCGACGTGCTCGGCGAGTACGACGCGGAGATGCTGGCCAAGATCGCCAAGCAGGGCAAGAGCGCCCTCGGCGAGAAGGCCAAGGACGTGGACGAGACCTACATCGCCATGTGGAACGAGTGGAAGGACAACTCGGGCCACGGCTCCAGCGTCCCCAAGTCGCACATGTGGCTGAAGGGCGTCGTGGCCGCCGCGCTCCTCATCAGCGAGAGCTACGAGGAGAGCATCGCCGCCATCGCCGAGGCCGAGACCAAGGCGGCCGAGGAGAAGGCCGCCAAGGAGGCCAAGGAGGCCAAGGAGGCGGAGGAGAAGGCCGCCGCCGACGCCGCGAAGGCCGCCGAGGCGGAGGCCGCGCAGACCGACGAGCCCACCGACGCCGAGAAGGAGGAGCTCGCCAAGGAGGGCAGCGACGTCCAGGCCATCGTGGACGAGGTGGAGGCGCAGGTCGCCAAGACCACCGAGACCCCGGAGGCTGAGCAGGGCGAGGAGTAGGACACACGCCGGTCGGGAGGGAGTGAGTGCAACGCCTCGCTCCCTCCTGGTCGGCACGTGATGCTATGCGAGTGATCCGCAATTTGCGGACTTCTCTCCATGAGCTCTGCCGCTTGTGGATGGGTGATGGATGCCCATCCACTTGCGAGAGCGCTCTATGAGAAGGAGCGCCACACGAGAAAGGAGTCTTATGGACTCTGGAGGAATCACATGGAACGACGTGGGGGACGTGTGGAACATCCCTCACATGTGGGAGGCCGACCTGAACGGCATCTATGCCGAGGTCGCACCCACGCTGGACGCCGACCAGAACCCGGATGAGCCGTGGTTCTGGTCCGTCAAGACGACCGGGAAGCGCAGCGAGTGGCCCGAGGTCTACAACTCGGGACGCGCTCGCTGTCTCACCGAGGCGAAGAAGCGGGCCGAGGCGTTCATGCGCGAGGCCGACGCCGCCTACCAGACGATGGGTCCGGAGGGTTGGTGATGGCTCTCGAGGTACTGATCAAGATCGAGGCGGTCGTGCAGATCGAGCACGATGGTCCGACCGAGGGTCTGGACAAGACCAAGTACGACGCGCTCCTGGCCGGAGCTCTCGTCCACTCCAAGGAGACGCTCCGCTTGCAACTGAGCGAGGCGCTCCACACCATCGGCTTCGACGACCGGGCGCTCGGATGGATCGACGACAACGTCTGCTACTTCGCAGGCGACATCCCAGCCGCAGCGGTCATCGAGGTGAAGAAGGCCGGGAAGTAACTCGGGTGACAGACGCGGGGGGAGTGGCGACACTCCCTCATGCGCCTGTTCAATCCCGAGCAGGAAGCGACTCAAAGGAGAGTCACGCATGGCAACTAGGAAGAACGACGGGAAGACGATCGCGACCCCACCGCCGAGTGGGATCGTGCAGGTTGTCCGCCGCCAGGTCGTCGGTGACGTGGAGCTCGGCTCGGGCGACAAGCCCGCGCTGAACGCGCTGATGGAGGTCGTGGCGAACGCCCTCGGCGACGACTTCGGCGAGCCCGACTCGCTGGAGTTCAACCTGGACGGGACGCTGGTGAAGATCACTACCGAGATCGAGCAGGAGCAGCCGAGCGGTCTCTGGTCTGACGACCGGATGGCCGCCTACCTGAATCAGCGCGGCTGGACCGTCCGCATGGATGACGTCCCCGAGGCGTACTGATGCGGAAGTGGCTGATCGTCAGCCTCGCGGCTGGGAGCCTCGTGCTCCCGGCCTGCGGTGCCGCCGAGAAACCGGAGCCGACGACCTACACCGATCCCGCCTATCGTGCGCAGGAGAAGCGTGAGACGCAGGAGCAGGTGACGGAGTGGAAGCGTCAGGCCGAGAAGGCCGAGACGGACTACGACCCGAATGAGGAATCAAGCTGGGCGAAAGTCCGCGAGGTGATGCGTCTACGTGACAAGGCTCTCAGGCTCAACGGGAAGGAGCGCTTCTGCGCCGCGTTCCCCGACGATCCTGTGTGCTGACAGCGTGCGTCGGCCGAAACACCCGACCACGTCACGCGGTACGCTGTTCATGTGGGGGCCGCAGGTCCCCAAGTCGGCTCAAAGGAGGGCCGTTGAAAGTAACACTGAACGAGGCTCAGATATGCAGTCTGGGCCACGATCTACTCCACCCGCAAGACCATCCGGAACCCGACGAGGTCGAGTTCGAGGTCGTCCAAGCGTTCGGCAAGGCACAGTTGAAGATGGACGGTGCCTTCCTTCACGACAATGGAGACTTTGGGACATACCCGGACGGGGCCGACCCCGAGACGTACGTGGAGGATATCGCGTACTTCATGGAGCCGAAGAGCCCCGTCGTGTGGGAGTACCGCTTCGAGGGCGGGGCTCAGACCATGATCGGCAGAGCCGGTCAGTATTGGGTCCAGGTGATACGCGAGGAGGACGAGTGGGCCATCTACATGAAGGAGTCCACTACCTCGGAGCAGTTGGGCTCAGATGCCAGGACTGACGCGATGGACGTTGTCGCGATCGGCGAACACTGGCTGAGGAGCAAGTTGCAGTGAGCAAGATCACGCTCCAACCGCATCACGTCTACCGTCTGGAGTACAAGCTCCAGAGCGGGAACGGATCGTGGTATCGCTACGAGGCCACGATGACGTACCTCGGTGCGTCGAAGTTCCCGCAGTACCCCGGACAGGCGATAGCCCTCCGGGAGTTGCAGTTCAGCTTGCGTCCCGAAGCGGGGACGCAGACGCTGCGCATCGGCCAGATACTATCGGCCACGGACCTCGGTGAGGCCCAGGGACGTGACGATAGCCGCCATCGCAGCAAGCGTCCGTTGGGACGCATTCCGAGTTAGGACTTGATCGGACGCGGGCTGGGGACACTTCCCCGTCCCCTCCTGCGCCCGCTCAATCCCGAGCGGAGCACGCACATCTAGGAGGTGTGAAATGGCGAGTGAAGGTATCGCCTATATCGAGCCCGGACAACACAAGTCCCGGGTGGTCGAGGGACAGCAACTCTGGCGGCTGAGCCAGGAGACGTGGATCACCGAAGACGAGAAGGGGAATCAGTATCTCCTGTCGTGGGACGACGACGAGAAGTGGAACATCGCGCTCATCGTCGAGCTGCCACGTCGCTTCGGGACACTGACGGAGGCCATCAAGGCTCTCCAGGAGATCCTCCCGTGAGCACCGAAGAAGGCTTCTGGGACAAGCTCTACGAGAAGGCCCAGGCGGAGCTGCTCGACTTCGAGACGCTCCCCGAGGGCTGGGACGCTGACAACGGCGTCATCGTCCGGCTCATCAACATCGGCCACGACCTCGCGTACAACGCGGGCGTTCAGGACGGTCGCTACGAGGCGACGATGGAGTACGAGGCCAAGCGTGAGCCGATGCCGGACCAACCGGCCGAGATGGCGGTAACGGTGATCGACCTGCACAGCCGCGAGGTCCAGGAAGCGATGGACCGGCGATGAAGGTGGTCATCGTCGCGCCGCACGGCGCATTCCCCATCCACTACGTCTGGTTCCTCAAGGAGCCGAAGCACGTCTAGGTCCTCTGTACGGCGCGGGATGAAACTCTCACCTCCCAACCCCTGTGGGTTGGGAGGATGAGAGACGTTCACGACCGGAAGGAAAGCGTTGATCCCTGGTTTTGTCCTCCCATTGGATCCCGATTGCCCCGAGGTGGAGCGGTTCCTCACGTCGTTGGAGGATCCGATCACCGTCGAGGCCAGCATCGGTGACGAGTTGACGGACGCCTGGTCGAAGGTTCATAGGAATGCGTGCTCCCGATGCCGGGAGTACGGTGTCGCCAACATAGAGGTGAGATAGATGCATCTGATCATCACGCTTACGAAGCTCGATGAGGAAGACCAGCTCTCCTTCTGCGAAGCGGTCAATCACATCGCGGGGCTCGTCGGGTTGTTGGACGAGGATCTCAGCGCGATTTCGGGACCCGAGTCCCTTGGCTGGGAGCTCGATTACGACGGCGTAGTCGCGCACGCGAAGCTCGTGTATGACGAGGCCGTGAGCAATACCCCTACCGAGGCGACCGCCTAGAAATACGGCCGATGCGGGGTGGATACTTCAGCCCTAGGTCGGCCGACACACGGGACCTTGTCCGGTGGCACACTTCTAGTGTGGCCCGCGCCTGGGTCACCAGCACGCCCGGATCACGGGCAAAAGGAGGGTGAATGCAGGGAAATGCGAAGTACGGCGGAGTGGTGCTCGTCGGGGTTAGGGCTAAGGACAACCTGAAGGTCCGGCTCGGCACGGCGAACACCTACAAGGTCGGCCGCGATCACGCGAACCTGATCCTGGCCTCGTCGTCGCAGTGGAGTCGTATCCACATCCGGGACACGAAGGGCAACCGTATCGCCACCATCACGAAGATGCCGGTTGGGGAGCGTCAGCTTGGTTGATCGTTTCTCAAAATCTGAGAAGATTCTTAGACGAGAAATCGGGTTCTCCGTGGAGAGCAGTTCTCCGTGACCAGCGAACGGAGGCCGAAGCTGAGCCCAGCGGAGGCCGGAGTGATTGCCCGAGACCTGAAGAAGCACACGAAGGTCAAGGATGTGACGCAGCGGTTCGCACCGCGAGGTTATCCCGTCATCGTCGTGCGCGCCAAGAACGGTCGCTACTTTTCGGTGGCGACCGACGGCGAGTACCAAGAGATCCTTCGGGTTCTGGGGAACATCTGAAACGCAATCACTGGAACGAGGAAACTATCGTCCGTGCGCTTCGGGAGTATGAGGAGCGTACGGGCGAGAAACCGTCCTGGAACCTGATGTGTAAAGGAGTCACACAGCTCGGGCTGCCGAGTGTCCATTCGATCCGGCGCTATTTCGGGACCTACGGGAATGCGTGTGTCGTAGCCTTTGGCGAGGCTGGTCTCATATATGGCTACAGAGTGGACATGGAAGAGGACACGCGGAAGGCAATCGAGGAATGGAAACAAGGCAAGACGCTGACCGAACTTGGGAGAACCAGAGGGATCTCTGGACAAGCCCTGGGTCGGCGCATCGCCAAGTACCTGAACAGGGAGGCCAAGGCGAAAGGATGGGCTCGTCACCCACTTCTGGCAGAGATACAGCGAACGAGAAGGAGAGTCCCACGTTCAACGCCCGGTCCTCCCAAGAGGACTAGCGAAGTCAAGGTAGCGACAAAGGGCGCTGAGCGATGACAGCTCATGACTACGACCCTGATGGTCCTCGCGATGTTCTTCCCGACAGCGGGAGAGCAGCCGCCCGACTACAAGCCGCGACATCGCGGATGCAACACCCGAGCGTGCGACAAGCGCGTGGACCGCAAGATCATCCGGAAGCGCACGGCTGCGAAGAGGAGGTACGTCGCCCCGTTCCGGGGCAAGCTCTTACGCATCGCCACATGCGAGTCAGGCCAGCGTTGGCACATCGCCACCGGGAACGGTTTCTACGGAGGACTCCAATTCACCGTGGGGACGTGGCTCTCCGCAGGAGGTCGCGGGATGCCTCACTGGCACACATCGCTAGAACAGATGTACCGAGCCGTGATCGTCTACAAGCGACGCGGGTCGTGGGCGGACTGGCCGGTGTGTGGATTCCGCTGAATCGTGGGAGCGTGCGTGGGCTCATAACCCTCGCTGCAAAGGCTTCCTGGACGACCGGGACCCCGGGATCGGTGAGCGGCCCGGTTGCTGACGCCGACCCGTTATCCGGGACGATCGGGAGCATCCGATCCAGGTGTAAGCCCAGCTCCCTCCATGCCCCTCGCGGTTCTGCCGGGACCGCGAGGGGCTCCCTAAGGAGGACCCATCGCCACTGTGAACTTGAATCTGGAACGCTGGAAGGGCTTCGATGAGCGCGAGCGTGCGACCATCGCAACCGCCATGTCGTTCCTTCTCGTAGACGTGCTGGACAGCACCGAATGGGAACCAAGCAAGAAAGCCGACGTCTTGGAGATGGTCGCCACCATTGTCAGCGAGGTCAATCTTCTCGCAGAGGGGCATGAGGTGGATACCACGCTCCTACATACCGCCGTGAAGATCCTCAGAGAACAGGAGACGCATGCCGACCCGGGAAGAGATCCAGATGTACCGGAACCTGGGTCGGATCGCGATAGCGCTTGAGATGATCTCTGTCTATCTCGGGCGTATCGCGGACTGCACCGAGCACGAGGTGTATGGCGTGACCGGCGAAGAGCTAGAGAAGGTGAAGAAGGTCTTGGACGAGATGGAGGAGCACTGACCGTCAGACCCGCATCTACCGTGTTTCGCATAGTGCGGCGACCGCATCGGCCGAAGCACGGGATTGTGTCAGGCGGTACGCTATCAGTGTGGGCGGCGCGCATCTGCGCTGCAAATAGGATCTTTTAGGAGGTCACAAAATCCCCCGCTCGGTTCAAGAGCGTTTCTGGGATAAGGTCCAGAAGTCTGATGGCTGCTGGCTCTGGGAAGCGCAGGTAGACAAGGACGGCTACGGTCGTTTCCGTGGCCTACCTGGTGAGCAGCGAGCGCATCGGGTGTCTTGGAGACTCGCTAGGGGGCCTATCCCCAGAGGGCTTCAGGTTCGCCACACATGCGACACTCCTCGCTGCGTCCGGCCAGACCATCTTTGTCTGGGTACAGGCCAGGACAACGTTGATGACCGGGTGGCTAGGGAGAGATCGTGTGTCGGTATCCGACATCCCAATGCGAAGCTCACAGACGAACAGGTGAGAGCCATCAGGAGCCGCAGCGATGAGCCGAAGGTGGTACTCGCAAGGGAGTTCGGCGTGACTCGTAGGACAGTCCGGTTGATCCAAGAAGGCATCACATGGAGGCACCTGGGTTGATCTACGGCGTTACCGGATCTAGATACTTGAATCCGCTGCATCATCCGAAACTGGATGAGGTACTCGCCGCTCACCTGGACGGCGACGTCTACATCACAGGCGGTGCGGTCGGTGTCGATACCTACGTGCTCAGGAAGATGAGCGCATGGCTACCGAAGGCCGAGCATCGTGTCTATCTGCCCGCACACGGGCCAGATTGGGACAACGAGTACCTCAGCCTGGCGGACACAGTGGTCCGGATACCCGACACGATGAACCACCCACATCGCACGCGCAACGCGGCGATTGTAGACGGGTGTGACGTCCTGTTGGCGTTCCCGTTGCACAACGAGGATCACGGCCAGAGCAAGAGGAGCGGTACATGGATGACCATCCGCATGGCGCGGAAAGCTGGGAAGCCCATCGTCCTTACTGTTTTGGACCAATGGGTCTGAGTGAGGATAGGTCGTACCTGGAGGGTGCGATGAAGTTCTTCATGCTGCGCGAAGCCATCGCCTCCGTAGCGATAGAGCATGATCCTCGCTGCCGCTGCGTCGTGTGTCGGGCTGCGGATGGTGATCAGAAGGCATTCCTGGAAATCTGGTTGGAATCGACAGGATTCGACGATGAACCACACCCCACCTGAGCACAAGAGCTTGGACGCCATCACTGCCCGCTACGAGCACAGCAACGGCGTGAGCCGAGCGCGTCGCGAGGAGATGCGGATGCGTCGCCGCCGACAACTCCACCGGAGGCTCTGGGCGTACCGGATAGCGATGGTCTTCCTCGTGGTCTTCCTGGTCGCACTGGCGGTCTACCTTGCAACCTGATGCCGAGCTTTCGTTGGAACAGCTCACCGAGTTCTTGCAGGGTGCCGTCGAAACGATCGGTCAGGATCTGGAACCCGATAGCGACTGGGTCCCAACGGCGTTCCTCATCGCACCGGGTAACCAGATGGTCCTCATCGCTACAGAGGGTTGGACGAACGAGCAGGAGTTCGCCGCCTATGTCGCCGGGTTGTGTCGCCAGATCATCGAGCGCCGGGCGAAGGCGTTCGCGATGGTGAGCACCATCTGGACCTTGGAACACATGTCGAAGGAGGAGCTGGCGCGGCTGACCGTCCGCCCACGGGACCATCCCGAAAGGGTGGAGGCAGTTCTCATCGCGACATACTCTGCCGACAAGACTTTGACGGCACTGGCCGTCATCGACAGGCACCCAGACAGTCCACCGACCCTACGGGAGTGGAAGGTCGGCAAGGGCGACGTGGAAGGAGGAGTTGCCACTCCGCTCATAGAAGCACTACGAGAGGTGAGTGATGAGTGACGCGCAAGCGCGTCTAGACGACATTCTCACCGCGACGACCAGTTATCGCGAGGAACTGGCCCGCGAAATCATGGAGCGTGTTGACCTGCTTGAAGGTCAGTGCGGTTCCATGAGGGAAGCGGCCAACGTCCTCATCGGTCGGGAGTGGGTGAGTGACCGAAGTACCGCCGCCGACAGCGAGGAGTTGTCGGCGGCGCAGGTGAAGATCGAACGCCTGTCGGCCGAGGTGAAGAACCTCCGCTCCAAGTTGGAGGACGGAGAGCCGCTGAGTAAGCGGTTGGCCGAAGCCGAACAGGAAGTGCAGGATGCACGTGACCTGGCGAACAAGCGGGAGGTCGAACTGGCCGACTCGCTGCGTGAGGTCACCCGCTTGGAGGGGGTCGTTGCCGAGGCCAGAGGTCTCGTCGAGCAAATCAGAGAGGCCGCACCGGAAGCGGTATTGCCGTCTGAGGAGCAGTTGGTCGGCGAGGTGAAGATGAAGGACAGCGGGCCGAAGGGTGACCCGCGCCCGATCTTCTCCGTGCCGAAGGCCAACAAGGACCTCTATCTCACGGCAACGGAACGTCTGAACGAGCGGTTCCGGGTGTATCTCCTGGAAGACGGCTCAATCCTGTACCGACCCACCGGCATCAAGGAAGTTGCCGGGGTCAAGCAGGACATGCAGACGCCTCCCGCAGCTATCGTCCCTATCAAACCGGCGGAGGAGGAGAAACCGCCGCCGGAAGCAGCACCCGAAGCCGGTCCTTGGGGACTGGCCCGCTCGCCCAAGCCCATTGCGGAAATGCGAGCGGGGGAAGTCGAGAAGGAGGAACGGCTCCAAAAGACAGTGGAGTATCTCCAGACTCATCATTCCTCTGGAACGTTCAACGCGAGCGACCTCGCGGTGGACATGAAGGTGGAGCGTGCGGCAGCAGTCCAAACCGACATGCGTGTTCTGGAAGAGCGCGGTGTCGTGGAGCGCACCGGGGAGTTGGAGTTCCCCAGAGCCATCTTGGCGGCTCGGCAGGCCAACCCGTCGAAGGCGGGAGGACGACCGGCCATCCAGTACAGGCTCGCGGAGTTGCTCCGTCTGGACCCTACCGAGGGGGTGGCGCAGGCGAAGGTGCGGGACTTCATGGTCCAGCATCCGGATGAGATGTTCAGTCCGCAACGTGTCGCCGCCGCTCTGGAGATGACCATCAACCTGGCTACGGATTGCCTGGAAGCGCTGGCCCGACGTGGGTCTATTGAGGACAAGTCGCCCAGCGCCGACATGCGTCTGTTCCAGTACGCAGGTCGCCCCAAGGAACCGGGAAAAGCAGCCGAGGCCCACGCCGCCGAAAGAAAGGCGGGAGGAGGAAACGGGGCCGGAAGTAACCGCGCTCCAGTCCCAGGGACAGGGACTACAGCGAAGTCGTCCAACAAGGACGTCAACGATCTCATCAACGCCGCCAAGAAGGCCGGAGCCAGTGTGACCCACGAGGCGTCCGGGCATTTCGCAGTGACGGTGCCGGGGAGTGGGAAGCGTATCCTCATCTCGGCAACGCCGAGCAGTCCACGCTCGATCTTCAACGACCGGGCGCGCCTGCGTAGAGCAGGACTTTCCATAGCCTGATGCCGTTCGACAGCCTGGCACCGAACTACGCCGAAGCACGGACATGGTTCGTCTACTTGAACACGTTCACAGCAACGGACCTCGCAGACGACATGGCTATCCATCCGGAACTCGCGAGTCGGTTCATCGTTGCCGGGCTGTGGCATGGGATTATCGAGGACACCGGGGACTCGATCAATGGTCGTGGTCCCCGGGAGTCCATCTATCGCTACGTTCCGCTCCCCGCTGGCCCACGGGAGCACCCGACGCGCCCCCCCGAATGGAGGAGCACGCCGGGATGCTACGAGCTGGCGAGGGCGACCGGCATGGCTGTCCGCATCAGGAGCGACAGGGACAGCCGTCGTCTGTTGTCTACACCGGGCGCGAGGCACAAGATGAAGCTACGTGAGCAGCGCTATCGGGAGCAGGAGCAGGCCAGGATGGACATGATGGAAGCAATGCGTAAGAAGGAAGCCAAGCCTCCTAAGTGGATGCGCAAGAAGAAGAAGAGTGTCGTCGTATGACTTGGCGCTGCCCTACCCGAGTGAGTTCCCGAGGGTTCAAGGGCCTGATCAGCCGGGGCAGCGCCTCTAGCCCCCGTCGTCTAATGGTAGGACGCTGCGCCGTTATCCGTGGAAATGCGGGTTCGAGTCCCGTCGGGGGTCCCTGTCTCACAGGAGGGACAACATGAAGCAGGTGAATTGCGACACGGGTCGCAAGCCGTACAAGACGAAGGCCGACGTGAAGAAGGCCACCGGCGAAGAGGGGAAGCGGTGCGACCGCTGTCGCTACTGGCACGCCCCGAGCGATCACCCGAGGCGGAGGCGGTGAGCGACGGTCTCTACGCCTGGCAGGTCTACGAACAAGGGGCATGGGGGACCATCGGCGTCATGCTGATCAACCTTGGGGACGAGGGGAACTGGCTCTCCGTGGGCGAGAGAACACCCGTCCCGCTCATCACCAGAAGCCGTGAAATCGCGGAGAAGCTGTACCGCGAGCACGCATTGGACCATCACGAGCGCACCGAGCTCCCGGTGAGACTGGTAAGGATGGAACCAGTCGAAACGCTGGAGTTGTTCCCTCATGCCGAAGGATGAAATCCCACCTCTCCCTCTGCATCCGCCGAAGAAGCGGAAACAGATGTACGAGGCGCTGGACATCCATCTGGCGATGTGGGCACACAACGCGACCCTGGCCCCGAGCGAGAAGCGCCGGGTCAACGAGGAGCGCCAACGTCGCAAGCGCCTGCGACGGTCGGAGAAGGTCGGGCTGCTGGTCGGCAAAGAGGGCATCACACCCGAGCAGTTCGTGCGCATGGCCGAGGTGCTCAACGGCGAGAAGGGCGCGATGAACGAGATCTGGCACGCGCCTGTCTCCGGTGCCGTCCACTCGCTCTGCAAGTCTTACGGGGTGGACGTGGAGGTAGTACGACCGCCCCGCATGGAACAAGCCGACATATGGAAGATCATCGTCAAGAACTCCACCAAGGTCATCGCGTTCCCGCGTGGCGAGGACGGGCCGGTGTGGGACTTGATCCGCTACACACGACATCGCAACACCCCCGTCACGATCATCATGCCGAATGGGGAGAGGAGGTGAGATATGGGCAAGCAGAAGCAGTGGGAGGTCAAGACCAGGCCCGAGCCCGAGAACCCCAGCCCTGAAGGTCGGAATGAGAGCGGCATCATCGTGTTCCTCGACAATGGAGCGCAGCAGGTCGAGGTGAGCCGTGTCCTCTTCGTGCGTCGCAATGCGATGAACAAGAGCGTCGGCTTCAAGAGGCAGCTCCTGAAAGAGATGGACAAGGCGTTCGAGGCCAAGGACGTGTTGAACGACAGCTACACGCCCGACGATGAGATGGACGCCGCGAAGCTGAAGGCGGCGGAAGAAGGCGAGAAGCGCCGGAAGATCCTCTTGGACAGGATCCAGGAGGAGGGAACCCCCAAGGTGTGAGGAGTCACACATGAGCGATGCTGGCTTGAGCCAGGAAGTCCGGAAGGCCGTGAAGACCTTCGACACCAAGACCGAGGACCTGGACGCGCCCGCGACGGTGTTCGCGTTCGCGCACAACCTCTCCACGTCCGACGTGATCGTCGGCGTGTACGACCGGCTCGGCAGGCCGCTGAAGCAGATCGAGGTGACCGTGCAGGACGCCAACACGATCGTGGTCAAGAACGGCTACGACTGGAACCACGGCGACAAGGTCGTCGTCATCGGCTAAGTCGTAGTCCCCGGTCGTCTAACGGCAAGACAGGCGGCTCTTTCCCGCCGAATGCGAGGTTCGACTCCCGCCCGGGGAATTCCGGCGCAACCGCGTCGGTAGACAGCAGGAGGTCCTTATGAAGGGCATCATCAAGATCCTCGACGGGTCGGGGCACTCGGCCGTGGAGTACGACACCGAGGTCCCCGCGTCGTTGGAGGTCGCGCAGGAGACGATCAAGCGCGCCAAGGCCGAGCACAAGGTCGTCTTCGACGGTGGCACCAAGGAGGCGATCCCCGGCAAGTGGGACCCGCAGAACCAGGAGGAGACGCTGGTCATCCCGCCGATGGCTGGCGGGGCGTGATCGCACAGGTCTCCCCGGTCTCAGCGGAGCGCAAGGCGCGGAAGCTCCTGCTCGGGCTCTTGACGCCCGAGCAGGAGTCGGACCTGAAAACGACCAAGGCGTTCAATGTGCGCGGGTCCGACGGAAAGCTCTACCGTCTGACGCCCAGGAGAGCACCGAGTCATTGGGCGTGCGTCTATCTCGAAAAGTTCTGGTACGGCGGCGACTGTGACTGCCCGTCGTGTAGGGCAGCGTTCCCAAAGTTGAAGGAGCCAGTCGAGAAGGCGAGAGGGATGTGCGTGTTCCCGCTCGCCCGCGACGGACGCACGTTCCCCCAGTCGGACTGGGCGATATCCACAATGTTGTGGCTGATGCATGACGCCGCCTACCTGAGTGGCATCGCCTGCAAGGACACGCTCGCCTCCGAATGGATCCCCGAGAGGAATGGGGGAGACTACGGAGGCAGGATCTGATCTTGTCCACCCAGGCCCGAGGGCCGCGAACAGAGAAAGGAATCAGGTGAGGACGTAAGGCCCGTATCAGCCGCCGTCGCGCAGCCGACCTAGTCGGCCGACGCCGGTGCCGGTCTCCCTCCCGAGCATTCTGCCCGAGTGGGAGTAGTTGAAAGGAGCGGAAGCGCGTGTGCGACGCGCTTCCGTGATCCCCAGGAATGATGCGTTGTGGTGATTGTCTACATCCCTCTCGTACGCAAGACCAGATCAATGGTTGTCTTCGGCACCAAGGATGAGGCCATCCTCTACCTGCCGAAAGAGTTATGGGTGGTGATGGGTCGTCCCGGGCGTATCGCCCTAGAGATAACGCCAGAAGATGAGTAGCGTTGACCTCGCCGGGGGTGGAGTAGCATCTGCTCCCGGCACAGGTGGGCGGATCGTCTAACGGTAGGACACCCGGCCTGCATCGCTGGGGATACGGGTTCGAATCCCGTTCCGTCCACCCCTCCAATCTCAAGAAGGAGATCACACATGTCAGTCGTGATCCACGGCGTCACGGTCCACGAGCCGACGAAGACGTGGATGCAGTTGATGAACACGAGGCACAAGGTCCTGGACAAGAAGACGAACTGGCACCGGTCCGGCTGGTTCGAGGGGCAGACGCAGTGCTTGGCGAACGCGATCCGGTTCGTCATCCACCAGCCGGTGGAGATGCCGAAGTCGATGGCCGACGCTGGCGCGGAGTCCGAGGCGGAGCGGTTGGTCCTGCGGGCGATCCAGGAGACGTACGAGGAGGACATGCCGGAGATCCCGGTCTTCAACGACGCCTCGGGCCGTGACTTCAAGGACATCCAGAAGGTCCTCGACATCGCGATCGAGTGGGTCAAGCCGCACGCGCAGACCTTCGCGGTCACCTACGCCAACGAGGTGATGAACGAGGAGGAGAAGAAGGAGATCGCCGACGCGGTGTTCGACGCCGAGGACAAGATCTGGGCGGAGAACGCCGCGAAGCGTGGCTGGCACTGGACGCCATACGGCTTCCGTGACAAGAAGGGCCGGTTCTCGCCGGAGCCCAGCAGGCGGATGAAGGAGCGCTACGAGCCCGCCGCCGAGTGGTCCAGCGAGGCCATGATCTCGTTCCGGGCGTGGTTGGACGGTCACGAGGAGCGGGGCTGGGGGACCTTCTGGGACGAGCTGTCCGACTGCAACGGCGACAAGGACTGCGAGGAGCGGATCAAGGCTCTCGCGGCTGCCTAGTCATCACGAGGGGGCGGGAGCGCGTGCTCCTGCCCCCTTTTTTAGATGCGAACGAGTTCACAAATTGGGAAAACCGCAAGGAGCGCACCGGATGTTCTCACGACCTTGGGTCCGACATGTCCCCAAAGTAGAATACGAGTATGCAAAACGCGGAACCCGCACCTAGCGAGGAGGAGGTTGTAGAAGCCGAGGTGGTTCCGGAGGATTTGAGCGACGAGCGCTACGGCCAAGAGGTCGTGGTCAGGCCCGAAGAACAGAGCATCACGCTCTTCGGGACCAACGACCCGGCCGAGGTTGTAGAGCGCGCATCGCGTGTCGCCACGATCTTCAAGGAGATACTCCGCAAGCAAGGTCTGACGCAACGGATCGGCAGCAGCGATCACGTTCAGGTGGAAGGCTGGGGGACGCTGGGTTCGATGCTCGGTGTCTTCGCGGCGAAGGACGGGCCGGTGGAGGAGATCCCCTGGCCCGAGATCGTCCCCGAGAAGCTTCGGGACATGAAGGCGAACGGGATGGCGTTCGGGTATTCGGCGTCCTACAAGGCCCAGACGCTCACGGGGAATGTCGTGGGCGGTGGTGAGGCGGAGTGCAAGCGCACCGAGTCGAAGTGGATGCGGAAGGACGACTACGCACTGAAGTCGATGGCGCAGACCCGAGCGCAGGCGAAGGCGTTGAAGGTGCCGTTGAGCTTCATCGTGACGATGGCTGGCTACCAGCCGACACCGGCGGAGGAGATGGACACCGTCACCTTCTCCGGGTACGAGGCCCCATTCGGGCCGCCGATGAGCCCTCACGACAACGAGAAGTTGGCGCGGGCCATGACGTTCCTCATCCAGGACGCACAGTCCGCGATGAGGGTGAAGCACACCATCGAGGAAGAAGCTGGCGGATACATGCCACGGATCGTCCATCGGTCGATCCTCCATATCGCAGTGGCAGTCCGCACCGGTCTCGAACAGCAGGAACAACCCCAGGAGGAAGAACCAGATGGCAGTGGAGGATCAGGTGAGCCAGGAGTCTGAGGAGCAGACCGGCTCGAAGTACATCATCTTCAAGCGCATCCCGAACGCGGACAAGAACGTGTGGGAGGAGCTTGGCGAGATCACCGCGCAGGGAGCCTACGCCGCGAGGGAGCAGGCCATTGAGAAGTTCGACCTGATGGCCGACGTCCGGAACGGCGACTTGGAGATCGTGTCACTGGGAGCGCGCTTCTGGATCAAGAAGCAGCCGAAGGTGAACGTGTCCGAGTCCCTCGATGTCGGGTGATGCTGCTCTAATCCAAGCCCGCCGTGAACAGCGCATGACCGCGCTGCGGAAGGCGAACGAGAAGCGCACGAAGATCGCGCAACTGAAACGGCTCATCGGGGACCAGTCCGTAGATCCTATTGATGTGCTCAACCAGAGGGAACATCCCTGGTACGACGTCGCTGGGTCGATGCAGGTCCAGGACTTCCTGTTCTGTATCCGAGGGTTCGGCCGGAAAACGGTCGCAGAGGTACTCGGGGAGTTCGCGCTCAGTGGGAAGACCACTATCGAGCGACTGTCGATGCAGCGGAGGGCAGAGTTGATCCATCTGATCAAGATCCTGCTGGCGAAGTGATCGCGGGCCGTGTCATTAGCAAGGCCGACTTGACGCGGGCCGCACAGGTGAACGATGCCATCGCGTTAGAGCACAATCTCACGTACGGAGGGGCCGAGTTGATCGGCCGTCAGTTGGGTGTCGATGTGATGGGTGCCGCCGAGATGGGGGCAGAACATGCCGTCCGGCGGCATCAGATACGACCGACCAAGGCCGAGGCCCGCGAGGCTACGACGCACGCCTTTACGATGGGAGTGTTGATCGGGTTGCGTGCGGTGGAGGTTGTAGGCCGGTCATGATCGACGAGGCGCTCATCATCAAGGCATGGTGTGAGGCGGTCTGCCATCACTACACGCTCGCGAAGGGTGAGCGCCTCGGAGAGTTGAGAGGGAGGAGGCCACGCACGATAGATGAGCGTGGCCTCCATCCACTCTCACTGGAGGTCGGCCGCATCTTGGCCTTGCAGGATCTTGTACCAGACTTGGAACTACTAGAGTTCACCCACCTCAGGAGCCGGAAAGTAGCACACGATGATGCTACGAAAGAGCACGAAGAGGAGATTGTCTCGAAATGGAGGCAGACTGAATGGCCGACGAGCCAGGAGCCGGTAGCCGAGGAGGCCCGCTCCCGCCGCTGACGCTGGAACAGGCGCAAGCCCTGTTCCAGCACTGGAGACGCGATGAGTGGGGATGGCTGCGTATCGTCATCCTGCGTATCGCCTATCAGCGTGGGGAGTTCCATGCGGATCATCTCACCGAGCAGCAGTTGACAGAGCGGAACATGATTGGGGCCGCCGTCCAGACGCTCGTGAAGCAGGGCTACCTGATGAGCACCGGGGAGCATCGGAAGGGACACAGCGCGGTCAGCCACGGACGTCGATCCTACGTCTATACCCTGACCGACCGGGGCTTCTCCCTCGCACGCGGGCTACCGCCACACGATCAAGAAGGCCCCGAGTTTGAGCAGACAGGTCTGTTCTAGGAGGGCATACATGAGGAGGAACCGGGCATGGCCCGAGACGAAAGAGTCACGTACCAATGCGACGTATGCGGAAGGAAGGCGAACGCGCAACAGATACGACCACAGACCGGACAGCCGTTCTACGTAAGACCATCAGGATGGGGTGCGATGTCAGGTGTGATCCAAGTAGACACGGACGATCGCATCAAAGAGAAGTGGGACTTCTGCTCCGAAGACTGCGCCAAGGAGCGGTTCAACGACATGATGGCCGATGCCTATAAGGCTTGAGATTCCCGGTAAGACCCCGCCCTCCCTCAACAAGGTGGGCGGGGTTTCCCATTGGAGAACTTGGAGACGACACAAGAAGGAATGGGAGGACATGATCGGTATCCTCCTGTTAGCCGAGGTGAACCCGAGACGCCCCCTGAAGACCCCGGTCATCATGGATGCGATGTTGTGGTTTCCCGTCAGCCGCCGTCGTGACGAGGGGAACTACCGCTCACTCCTCGAGAAGTCTGCTGGGGATGCATTGGTGAAAGGCCGATGGATCCCGGATGACACGCCTGAATGCTTCCGGTTCAGGAGTATCACGTTCGTGAAGGGCTACAAGGCGACCGTGTTGTTGCTGAGAGAGGGATGGTCAGTCAGATGATCGCCGTATCGGGATATCTATCGTGGGAAACAGCGCGCACGCTCGGATCGAAGACCGGCTACATCGTGCAGTGGGAACGCGGCGGCTGGGTGCTCTACCGAGCCCCTACGCTAGAGGAGTCCATCAGGGCCGTCCACCCGGCTAGAACGGCGTTGGAGTGGTCGCCAAGGGAGCAGTGCCGAACGTGGGCCTTCGGGCCTCTGGAGGGCTGAAAATGCACCATGGATTCGATGATCCCGATTCCCCCCTCGCCGTAGTAGTGGACAGAGGGATGCAGATCATCGGGGCACTGGTCGAGAGCCACGGTGGCGAGGTGGAGAACATCTTCATCGCGGTATCCGTGACCGGGATGGAGCCTGACGCCTGCGTCGCAGGGTACGGCTACAAAGACCCGGTAGACCTGATCACAGAACTGATGTCACATGCGACACAGGTAGCCAAGCGGATCGGGAAGCCTATCGCGATCTTTCCCATGCCCACGTCAGACAACTAGAAAGGCGGTAGATGCGGAGTCCAAAAACGACACGAGGTTGCCGGGAGGAGCAACCTCGTGTAACGTGCATTCTTGCGACAGATGCGTACCTCATCGTATCACCAAAACACACGATGGGACGTCTCCGTGGCCAACTTCCTCTAGGGCCACGGGATTCCTCCGCTCGTTGGAAGAAAATAAGGCGTCGGGAGCTGAGGCGATCCTGTGGGGGTCGCGGAATCCGTACCAGAGCCACGCTCACCCGGCGTGGCTTGATAGTCCTGAGCCTTGCGCTGGGCAGACAGGAGTGATGATGAGGAAGCAGGTATCTGGCATCGCTAGAACTCCTGGGCCGACGACGATGACCGACTCGGTGATCGGCAGACTGCTCCCTTCAATGGGGGCAGTACGCCTCGGAGCGAATTACGATCTGATGCTCGGCAGTCTACGACGGAAGAGGAGGGACGATGGAACGAACGAAGTTGATGGAGATGTCTCTCAATGGAGACTATCAATCTCTCAGCGAGCTTGGATGGCTGGAGGTCTACGATGCGCTGAAAGGATGGTGGCCGAAGCGCATGTCTATCGAAGACCTTGCTCCGTATCTGGACGCACTCCATGAGGACCCTGCGTCTAAAGTCATGTCGGTACTACGAACCATGAGAGGTGAGCAATGGCGACCATCACCGTCAGCTCTCTACAGGGAGATGCAGGGCGTCGCCGCGAAGAAGCAGCAGGCGAGGGAGAGCGAGAAGGACAGGTACGGGAGGAGGAAGCCGCCGTGGTCGAGGCCAGAGGCGCTGGTGCGCGTGAGGATGCTGATGGACGCCGGGAACCCTGTCTGCGGGTGCATACCACGGCCTACCGACTATCGGATGGACAAGTACAACGTCCTCCAGTGCCGTGAGTGCGGAGGGCTGGAGCAGGGACAAGTCTGGGAAGCCGAAGATGATCTCAAGGAAGTGGAGTTCTGACTTACATAGCATCTGTTCGGGGCCGCTCCTCTGGAAAGGGCTCTGCGAGCCACGTTTCGGAGAGCTCTCTTGGAGGCTCTACCACTGGTCAGTCCGCAAGCTCTGACCGAGACGTAATGTCATGCGTTCGTCCCGCAATTTCCGGAACTCGGAAATTGCGACCTGAGCCGCGAGGACTTCGCAAAGAGCGGATGAAGAAGGTCCGCCACCTACTTCGCAAACAGCGAACCGAGAGGACACGTTTTGACCGCTAGGGACCCACTCCAAGGGCTCCGGTACTCACTCGGCGTCGAGCCCATGTCGAAGCTGATTATGTTCCACCGCCGTCGTCGCGGGCCTTGCCAGTTCGCGCCGCACGGGAACCCGAAGCGTCACCCGATGTGCGTGAAGTGCGGGAAGGCGAAGGCCGCGCATGGGTAGGATCGCGGGACCGGGAAGCCCGTACGACAAAGACCAAGTGGTCGTAGACACGACGGATGCGGTGCTCATGGATACGGTGGAGGTCGCGGTTGTCGGCGCGATCCGCGAGGGCAAGATGGAGGAGGTCGTGCTCGCCCTTGAGCTCGCGGGTCGTGTGAACAAGTCCAAGCGTCGGGAGGACAACCTCTACCTGTTCGATGCGGACGGTGCGGCGGCGATCGTGAGCGAGTTGTTCGGCATCGCCCAACGGATCGGCCCCGAGTTTATGATCCTCTTCTCAAACAGGCTCCGGGACCTGCCTTGACCTTCGCAGACGCCACCGACCTGGCTATCGCTTTTCTGACGGTGGTGCTGGTCCTGGTCTTCCTGATGATCTACTTCATCATCCGCTAGACGTACCGCCTGACACAGTTGATGTCACTGCGGTAGTCCCAGCGGATGTAGTGCGGGCCGGACTCGCTGCCATGGCTGATCACCATCGGGACACCATTCTTGGCACCCACGATGATCGCAGTGTGCTTCCCCGGTGCGTTCCCGTAGATCACACAGTCGCCACGCAGGAAGTTCTCCTTGTGTTTGACGACCTTCCCATGCTGCAACATGGTCCCGGTGTAGCCAGCCTTCCAGGCAGCACCGTTGACGATGTCCTTCAGGTGGAAGTGATCGAGCCCGTTCCACAAGCACCACGTCACAAGGGATGAGCAGTCGGCGTACTTCGGGTACTCACCCTGGTACGCCTTCAGGTCCTTGTTGATGCCGTCCCAGCGCTTCGCGCCCTGTGTGTAGTGGACAGCCGACCGGTGCTCGTAGGCGAGCCAGGCCGCGTTCGCGATCAACTCACGACAGCGGAGCCGCTCCTTCTTGTCCAGGCCCGAATAACTCGCCACTCATGCCTCCCCGTCAGGCTTGTCCTCTTCGTCCGGCTCAGGGTCATTGTCCTCTGGGGTGTCGGCCTGGGCCGGGTCCACCGGCTCGGCCTCCTCGTCCTCCGCATCTTCGCCAGTCTCACCGGGAACCGGATGGCCTTCGCCCCCGGGGTCTGCCGCCTGCTGGTACGACTGCTGCTTGAGACGCTCCTGCTCAGCCGCGTCCGGATCGACGGCGGTCGGGTCGGCTTCGGGGTCAGGCTGCGGTGACGTAGTCTCCGACATGTTCTTGCTCCTCTGTGTATGACTGACGGAACATCGGCTTGGCCCATCGTAGGGCGTCTTTCCATTCTGTGAGGTAATCCCTCTGTTCCATCGTCCGCCCTCGTGGGAGGCTACGCATCGCAAGCTCCCACGCCTTGTCAAAGTCGTAGCCACGCTCGCGACACTCCTTCAGTACACAGCCCATGTGGACAGCCGGAGTGGCGTTCATGGCGGACAAGCTTCTCAGAAGCAGCGGCGGCTCAGTCGATGATGCAGGTGTAGATGCTGGTCTGACCACCCGGATGGTTGATGACCAGCTTCCCGAACACAGAACCCGGAGGGCACCTCACACCCCCTGGATCGCCCTTGTCGCCTTTCGGCCCAGGTGGTCCGGCAGGCCCAGCCAGCCCAGTCAACCCGCGGAGTCCCTGAGGACCCTGTTCTCCCTTGTCCCCCTTGGGTCCGGCAGGCCCCGCAGGACCCGTTGGTCCGGGGTCGCCCTTCTCCCCCTTGCCGACATCAATGGTGACAGTCTTTTCGGGCTCCTGGCTCTGGGCTATCACGGCGGCAGCCCCCAGACCACCGGCTGCCGTGAAAGCTGTCGCCCCTGCTATCGCTAGGATCGTACTACTTCGCATCGCGCATCCTCAACTCGTGGAGCTCAGCGGCTAGACGTTCTGCATCCTCCCTCGCCGTTTTCAGGCGTTCCAAACACTGATCGTGCTCCTCGGCATAACTCTTGCGCATCGCCATGATCGTCGAGATGACACCACCCATCGCGGAGAGGATGGCGGCGACCCCAAGGAGTGTCGCCCCGGTATCGACCGCGAAGACCGGCACTCACGGTTCCGCCTTGGCCGGGGTCACAACCTGACGGATGCCCAGGCTCGACACGAACGGGGCAAGAACCTCGATGATTGATTGGAGCGACCAATCCGTGTCACCAAGGAGGTTCAGTAGCAACAGGCCGAGCGTGACGAACAGGCCGATGCATGCGGCGGGTTCTTCCCAGAGCTTGGTGGCGATCACCTTCATCGCGGCCAGAGCTGCCCGAAGAGAGGCCGGTCCCCACTACCACTCCCACCACCGCCAACCGGGAGTGGGAAGAACTCCCTCGGTGCGGTCGGGAAGTCACCGAGGGGGAGACGGTATGTTCGCGGAGGGAGCGCATCGTAGTGCGCTTGGACCTGCGCCAGCGTCAACTTCGATGTGTAGATGGCGAAGTTCTGCATGATGCCTTTGAAAGCCCAGTTGACATCAAAGGAGCGGCTGTAGTGGGCGAGGGTGAGCTTGTTGGTCGCTGTGAACAGCGTCGGCGTACCCGTGATGCCCCATGTTCCGGAACCGACACTCACCCTATCGAGGAAGATCTCCCATGAGCCGTCAGATCCGATCGCGAGCACAGCGTGATGCCAGACATTCCGTAAAAGACCAGCCGCGAGTGTCGAGGAACTCCAGGAGGTCGATCCATTCCCCAAGGCGAACCGCATCGTCGTGTTGCTGGCTGGGTCAAGTGTCCACTCTGTGCTGAGTATCGCTCCGCCCGCCGTCCTCGTCCCGAAGATGTACCAGCCGTTCGTCATCGTGGCCGGGTCTGCCGAGAACAACACTTCCACTGAGTGCGCTCCCGCATACGCCGTCGGATCAGCAGTCCCGTAGGCATTCGTGTTCCGGTCGAACACGGTCGCGGTATCTTCCGGCGCATAACCGGTGACATTCCGGACTACAGCGGACCCATATGTCAGTCCCACGCCACCCTTGAGATCAGTGTTGTTCGCACCCAGATGCCAGAAGTGGCGGAGCGTTGGTTCGGCGAGGATGACGTCGGAGTAGGTCATCTATTCCCATAGGATGCAGCCCTGGAGGTTGCTCGGGTCCATGAGTGACGCTGGGATGAGATTGTTGTTCAGCGGCATGTAGGCCCGGCTCGCACCCATCCATTCCGTATTGATGACCCCACCGTGGACGGTCACGCCGCTAGGTGCCCCGAGCAGACCCATGATCGAGAGCCAGTCGGGTGCCATCGGCATGAGATATGGGACCAAGCAGAGTGCGTTCCCCGCTGCCGCCCGTGACAACGATGCACCAGCGTTCGGCTGACCTTGTGCGCCAGCACCCTGGACGATCTCCATCACGTTCACCCCATAGCTGGTATGTGGGATCACACCCATCCGAGCTCCGATACTCGACGGCACCTGTCCATACCCGAATAGATAGAAGACACCCGACGACGAGGCAGAGCCATCAAGCTTGCGCATCCGTTCTACGATGATGCAACAACACCCGCGAGTATCGCTCGGATCGCCAGTCACGAACGCGAGCCGTCCTGGCCCTCCAGAGGCCCAGAAGTGACGTGTCGCGCCGACCGTGCCGCCAGCGGTGTTGACATCGAGGGAAGTCGATGTCGATAGCCGCGTGCCCGTCATCGCCCCGGCCCCATCGGTCTGCGTGCTGACACGAACGGTGGGCATGGCAAAGATCTGTCCAGTCGCAACGACGAAATCAACGCGCAGGAAAATCGGGAACGTCGTCTGCGCTGCATCATCGAATCGGTACATACGAAACCCCGCGCCGGGCAGACCAGACGCAGGACGGGTCGTCGTCGCCGGGTTCAACTGGCCGGTGTCAGATGCTACGACCATCCCAGTACTCGCCAGCAGGCACGCCTCAAAGTTCTGCACGTACGCCTGCCATCGAACATCCGAATTGATGTAGTAGGCGTCAGCAGTGCGATAGTCGGTCGCCATCAGGTCTCCTGAGGTTGCCAGACCAAGGTGACTCCCACAGGTCCAGCAGTATCAAGGTTGTCTACACGCCAAGCGATAACTGATGTCGGCGGCGTCTCCATCGAATAGCCCTGTGGGACTGGTGACGTATCAACACCGAGAACTGATGCAGTTGTCAGAATTTCCACCACACACCCATGATCACCAATTGGATCGTCGGTCACCGGACGCAAGATGTCTGCACTGCGCTTCGCGGGCGTCGTGTAGAGCCGCACTCGTGCTGCTCTGGTCGTGTCCACCCTCATAATCCGATAGCCGAGCGCCAAGGTCACGCTCCCACTCTCACCAGCCGCAGTCGCGAGCGATGACGTTGTGAACGTCAACGACGACCGTGTGGGGAGAGGCGAACCCGGATCACCTTTTGGTCCTTGAGGACCGACGGGGCCTGGCTGTCCTTGTGGACCAACGACACCATCGATGATGAGACCCCATGCGAATGTCGCTGTGAGCGGGTCATTCCCTTGGTTGAAATCCTGTAAGGAGGCATACGCCGAGTGGTCACGCTGGACTACTGCGAAGCTGTCGTAGACAGTCCCTGCTGCCCAGTCACCCTCCCAGTGCATCGCCGCGCCGGGTTCTCCTTGCGGCCCCTGAGGACCGATAGGACCAGGTTCGCCTGTCGGCCCCTGCTCCCCCTGCTGGCCCTCTGTGACCTCTTCGCTGGCGTCGTCATATTGTCCTGGAGGGATATAGTCGGCATAGTAGGGAGGTCCTCCCGCACGGATGTCGAACTTGTAGTAGATCCCAGAGACACGGATCGAGATATAGCCGCTGCGAGGCCAAGGGTCATGGACATATGTCGTAGTCCCCGCACCCGCCGGAGCACCCACGAGGTGGACCAGATAGTCGCCGGTGTCCGCGAATCCTGGCATCAATCGACGTCCTGGTCAGTCGCCCATCTCACGTCATCAAAGACGATGTGATAGTCGGCAGGGTCGCTCTCCGGGTCGGTGTAGGTGTTGCTATAGACCTGTTCTTGTCCACCAAGGATCCCGAACGTGTAGAGGTTCCCAGACCGTCCGAGACGTAATTGGATGTCCCTACCATCCTTCGTGCGGGCGGGGAAGGGCATGTAATTCCCATCCGCAAGGCCAGCCGGTGGAGGGATATCAGGGCTCGTGAAACCACAGAGCGCGCCGATCGGGTTCCAACTCCCCCAGCGTCTCAGCGTCCCATTGAGATAGACGTGCTTGTCGCGCACCGCGACCTCGACGCTGCCGAAAGCTCCGGGGTTGACATGCATCCACTGCCGGTTCTTCGACTCTTCAGCCTTCGCGATCGGCAGCCATGTGTCGTACCATGCCTGGATACCGGGGAACATCTCCAACAGACCGTTGATACGATCCTTGAAGACCTGCCATCCCGGGAAGCCGAAATAGGGAGTGATCCCATATGTAGGGCACTCGTAGTCATCTCGGAGCACTTGCATCGCACTCATCTGATCCGAACGGGTGAACCACGCCCACTTCGGCTTCTCGTACTGACTCCAAGCTAGTGGTGGTCCTCCCATCCAAAGCTCGGCACCTAGGACAACGTAGAAGCCCGATTGGCCGCCTATGACCCACTGTTGGCCGAACTTCTTGCAGAGCTGTGCGTATTGAGTTGGATCGGGAGGCCACGGTGCTCCCACCTTGGACGCGGCGGTCCCGTAGACCCACTGGAGTTGCCCCGCGAGCCAGACTTGGGTGTTCTCGCAACTAGAGATGCGTGACGGGTCACCGTCCCAGTTCGCTCCGACCCACTTGGCGGTGTCCATCCCGTTGACCCACCACCACGGCTCGTACGCGCCGCCATGAGAGAGGACATAACAACCAGACGTAGTGATCGGGACCCCGAACAACGTCAGTAGGGGTGTCAGATCTGGAGACCCAGGATCCCATGCGGAGTATGTGTGACCAGGCGTAGCGAACGCCCATTTCCCCGTCGCCAACCCATGCCAGACCGTCCAGCGTCGCGTCGTCTGGTTCCACCAATCGACCTCGCTGGTCTCGCGCCCGCCGATGGCTATTGTCGTATACGGCGGTTCGTCGTCGCCAAAGCGCACCATCTCAATCGACGGTAGCCCGATGCGAGGCGCGCTATGGAGCGCGATCAGGAAGAGTGTCCATCCGGCTCCGTCTTGATTCACCGGCCTGTCGGGAGACCCGTAAGCGGGGCCGAAGCCCTCCTCGTCTAACTTGTCACGTAGGAACGAAGCGGGCCGGTTCAGCCATGCCTTCGGGAATCCATTCGTCTCACCAGCCGCGATTGTCTGGTCACAGTTCCAAGGCGCGATGGAGAACAGATGTCGGGCGATCGTGTCGGAGTCGTCATATGTCGGCTCCCAGCCCTTTGGACGTACCGTCAGGCTTGACGCCATGACCTCCAGCTTGCGCACACGCTCGGAGACATCGATCATCCCGTCGATCACGTCCGCGCCTGTTCGCTGTGTGACCCTACCCATCGTCGGGCACCCACATCACGCCGTCGAAGCGGGCCTGGACACCTCCTGCCGAAGGGGTCCACGGTTCGTAGATGATCCGCATCTCGCCGTTGTCGCGGACCTCCAGTGTTCCCGCCCACGGTGTTTCACGGACAGTGATACGCATCCGTAGCGTGACACCAGGACGAGCGTTCTTGGGCAGTGTCGAGAAGAGCACACCCTCCGGGGGTGATGTCGGCCAGTGCCCGCCGATGCCGCCCTTCGGCTCGATAGCTCCACGTAGAGCGATCATCCCGACGCGCTTACGCCAGTACGGACGCTCTTGGATGAGGCCGGTTGTCGCGTAGGTGAGATTACTGTTCGTAACGATGATCTCTGTCCACGGCGTCGAGTCGAAGTAGTCCACATCAGCAGTGGTTGGGTGGACGCCCGTCTCCAAGTTCGTGACACGATGCTCCAACGTGATGTGATTTCTGAGATAGTCAGGTGTACGGGCGTGGATCGGCATTAGTCCTCGGGGTCCGTGCTGTCCTCATCCACTGTGTAGTCCGGAACCACTTCGAGACCCAGCTTCGTATTCGAGACGGCGTCAACTTGAGTGAACGTCGTCACGGTGATGCGCCCGTTCATCTCGATCGCAGAGTAGCCACGCTTCGCTCGGACTCGGATGATGTCACCGGTCACAAAGTCAGTGCCGTACTTCGGCGTTCGTACAGAGTCCATAGCGGGCGTAATCGTGAAGAAATCGGGGACCCATGCGTAAGCGCGGACCCACGCCTTCGCCTTCGCGGTCAGAACTTCCTTGCTGTCCTTCTGTCCACTGCTCTCCCACCCCTCGTAGATGCCGTACTGCTCCCAGGACGCACCAGAATGGACCAGCGCCTTCCGGTTCTCATCAGCCCTGTTTCTCTCGCCTCCAGGGTAGACCTGGACCCAGTAGTTGCGGACCGCGTCACCATCAGGCTCCCAGATGATGTTCTCCGCAGTGTCGTCGCCGAACCCACAGTCGAACACGACACGCTGGGTCTTGTCCTCACCGAGGATGTCGAAGGTGTCGAGTTCGCAGAAGAAACCAGACGGTACGGAGCCAAAGACACCGACATGTTCATCATCCACGGGCCGGAACCGGAAATCCGGAGCACCGACAACCTGGGAGGCGTTGACGAGTGTCTCCCAGACGTTCGCCCCCCGCTCCGCACGCCGCCAGATACCATCAGTGTCCTTCGGAGGATCAGTCGTGGGCTTCGGCCCCTGCGGCGTAGACGCGTCGTACCCCCAGAGAATCCCGTTCCCAGGGATCGGCGGGAGGCGATCAAGCTGTGGCTCGATAGGCACCGATGACTCGATGAGGACCCGGTATCCAGTGCCATCTATCGGGTAGCCGTAGTCCACCGCCATGTCCCCGTACCGATGGTAGTGATGTTTCAGCTTCAGTGTGGGGTCGTGCGCATTGACCTCCACCGTGCCTGCGTTGAAATCGTGGACTGGTCGCGTGATATAGCCCCAGAAGATCAAGAATGGTCCATACGTGATCTTCAGAAGACGCTGGAGTGGCATGACATTCCGCACGGATGGGTCATGCATACTCAGAAGGAGCTTTGCTGTCCGTGAATCGTTGACCGGGTCGCGGACCTCTAGGTTGGAGAATTGCTCCAAGTACGTCTTAGGAACGCCCCAGATATCGGTGATCCATGCTTTGAGCTGCACTCAGTAGCTCGCGTGATGGTATTGGAGGTTCCAAGCAGCTCCGGTCACGCGGATCATCTGTGCTCCGGAGATGAGCCCCTGGACCTGATCATCCCACCAGTTGGAGGAGAACTTCACAGCCCCGGAGTAATCCGAACCGGGCTGATCGACGGCTGTGACCACCCGAGACTTGAAGTCGATTGAGAGCGACGCAGCCCCCCCACCACGGATCGTGTCACCGTCGATGATGAGACTACGCGGGTCGCCATCGAGACGCTGGAGTGTGATGTCGCCAGAAGAGGCCAGGCTGGTCAGTACGAACCAGGGCTCTGCCGGGGCGTTCCCCAGGTTGGTGACAGAGATGATCTGACCGCTGGAGCCAACGATACTGACCGACCCGTTCACGTAGTAGCGCGGGTCGCTCTGGCGGACCGAAGCTGTGAACGTGCGCTGGAAGCCGGTCGGCAGGCGTGTCGGCCCGAATGCCTGCTCATCATCTAGATCGAGGCCCAGAGGCTTCACCCACATGATCCAGGCGACACCACCACGGGCAAGCGGCGGCGACACGAGCATGGGGTCTTCCGGCTCGCTCGACGCGAACACACTACGGAGTGAGTTGGCCTTGGCCCGCATGGACACAAGGTCAAGACCCTGGATACGCCCCTCATAGGTGATCGTGCGGCCACGTAATGCGGACGGATACACCCACTCGCCCATGTGACCACGACGGGGCTCGCGGTTGTCGTCACCGTCTGCCCGACCATGGATCCCGTTGATCTTGTCCAACACGATGCGCGGGAACCCGACGTCCTTGTTGTTCATCTCCAGACCCCGGAGGTTGTGGATGGCCTCCAGACCTAGGATCCCTTCGGAGATAGTTGCAGGAGCAAGTGCCATCAGTGACCGACCGAAGAACCACCTCGACGTGACATCTCTCGGGCGAACTGTACGGCCTGATGCCGCGTATCTCCCATCTGGTCATGGCCGGGAGCGGGGGGCAGGATCACCGTCTGCTGTTCGATAGTGACCCCGCCACCTCCCGCCGTCGCAGCCGCGACCCCAGGTTGGCGCGGAGCAACGATGGTCTGCATCGCGTTGACGATGCCAGTGGCAAGCTCCTTGTAGACAGCGGCACTCAACGGGAGCACCGCCTCCCGACCCGCCTCGCCGATCATGGCTACGACGGTCCCCGTGGCGATGCCGCCCTTCGCCATGTGCGGAACCTCGGGGATGTTGATCCCCCACTCCTTGCCACCAACCTTCGGCACCCAATCGGGGATCTTGAAGTGGATCTTGTTGAGGCCACGGATGACGAGATTCATGCCATCGACAAGGATGTTGACCACGCTCTTGACCGTGGTGGTGACCGTATTGATGGCACCCTCTATGACCTTCTTGAAGCCGTCGAAGATCTTCTTGACACCGGCGACAGCCGACCGGAACCCCGACTTCAGTGCTTCCCAGACAGGCTTCAGCTTGCTGACGACACCCTTGAAGATGTCCACCAGGCCGTTGATGACCGTGCCGACCGAGGTCTTCCCACTGGTGAAGATGCGCTTGATCGTGGTCCAGGCAGCCCGGAACGGCGCGACGATGATGTTCTTGACCGTTGTCAGCGCACCCCGCAGGAAGCTGCCGATACCCCCGAACAGCGTCCGGAAGTTGACGAGCGAGAACAGGCTCTTGATCCCGTTCCACGCCTCTCTGAAAGGCGTGACGATCTTGCTGCCGATCCCCTTCAGCAAGCCGACAACCGCCTCGGCGATGGACGGGAACTTCCCGATGAACTCCGCCGCGCCCTTGGCGAACTTGCCGATCTTGAGGAAGGCGAAGCCGAATGTCACCAACCAGCCGAGGGCCGTGCGGACCGGCGTGGGAATCTTGAGAAGTAGGTCGAGGATGAAGTTGCCGATATCGAGGAAATCGTTGATCGAGTCAATCGCAGGCTTGATGACAGGCGCGATGAATTGGAACGCCTTGAGGATGATCTTCCCGAACCCGATGATGAACTTGATCAGGCTCTTCGCGAGCGGGAGTGTGTCCTCGAAGAACTGCTTGATCTTCTTCTGGCCGTCCGCACTCTTGGACCACTTCGCGAAGCCCTTGATCCCCTTCAAGATCCACTTCACGAAGTCCTCAATCGGTGCTGCACCCGCAGAGAAGACCGATAGGAGTGCATCGCCCACGGCGGCGACGATGCCGACGAACAGCTTGAACATACGGACCATCGGGGCGATCTTCTTGCGCACACCCTCGATGTCACTCGTCTGGTCAGACCACGCGCCGGTGACCTTCTTCAAGTCCTTGAACATGTCCTGAAGGAACGGCATCGCCGCGTTCCCCAGGTTCAGGAACGTGTTGACGACATTCCCCAGGATGTCACCCAGGTCTTCTGAGATCGTCTTCAGCCCCTCAAGACCAACGGCGAGGTTGCCGAGGTTCTGGAGGCTGCTGACCTTACTCACGAAGTTGTCGATGGCCTTGCCCCACGACTCAGAGAGCTGCTGCATGGGGACCGCCAGGAACGGGAGCGCGCCTGCGAGCGTATCGGTGATCTTGGCGACAGCGTCTATGACTGGCTGGGAAGCGCCCTTCCACAGCGTCTTCCACGCAGCCTGGAACTTGACCACCGCATCGAGGAAGTTCTTCTCCGCACCGGTTAGTTCCTCACGCTTCCGCCTGTACTCATCCATCGCGTCTTTGGCCGCCTGGTCGCCCTCCGCAGCCTTCTTGCGGGCGTCTTTCAGATCGGCCAACTGGCGCTTCTCGTTACGGATCGCATCCCCAAGCGCCTCATGCGCGGCGACGACACCATCGGCGCCCTCGACACCCTTCTTCAAGAGCTCGTTGTAGTCCTTCTGGGCCTCGGTGGCGTCGCGCTGGGCGGATTCCAAGTTCTCAACCGCCGTGCGGTATGTGTCCGTCCCATGAACGCCCTGCTCCTTGAGCTTCGCAGCGTCTTGCTGCGTGTCGTTCATGTTGCGGTTGGCGTCGCTTAGTTGGTCGGTCGCATCCTTCTCGTTCAGCTTCGCCTCGCGCACATCGAGGATCGCCTGTTCGATGTCAAGCTGGTCCGTACCGGAGATCCCTCCAGCCTGCTGCGCCGCCTTCTTCAGCGCTGGTGCGAGATCATCTAGGGGGACGTTGACATCGGTGAATTTCTTGAACAGGTCATCGAAGTCGGTACTGATCAGCCCGGTCTGCTTGCGCAGGTTCTTCAGTTCCTGGACGGCGCGTTTCGTATTCAACTTCGACTGCGCGACGCTCAACTGCGCGTGTTCGTAGTCCCGTATCGCGTCGCTGGCCGCCTCTACCGCATCTCGGATCTGACGGTAGGAGCGCACCTCCGCATCGGCGAGCGCCCTGGTCGCATCGGCAACGCGCCGCTGTGCGTCTATCTGACGCTGCTCGGCATTGGCGATATCCTCGCGGGCCTTCTTCCGGGCCTCGGCGAGATCTTCTTCGGCCTGAACCACACGACGGGAGGCATCTGCGGCGGCACGACGAGCGTTAGTCAGCGCCTCTTCTTCGGCTGTCGCACCCTCCGCGGCTTTCTGACTCGCCTTCTTCGCCGCATCGTCAGCCGCCTGCTTGGACTTCAGCACGTCCATGACCGCGTTGAAGCGGCCCATGATGCCGATCGCGGCGATCACACCTGGGACCAGTGCGGTCCCGAGCGCCGTGGCGAGTGCTCCCGCTCCCGCCGCTGCCCCGACGAACGCCTCACCGAGCGCGATGATCGCCGGGAGCAGCGACGCCGCAACCGCGATGCCCAGACCAGCCATGAGGGGGCCGAGGCGTCGGAGGAATGTGGACAAGTGGGAGCCGATACTGGTCAGGCCCTCCATCGCCTTCTCGGCGTTCTGGGACGACTGACCGAGCGTCGTTAGGGCCTTCTCAGCGCCATCTGCCGCTCCCTGTACGAGCCGGGCGGCGTTGGCCAGACGACCGAAGGCAGTCTCTCGGGCACGGATGGTGATGGTCCGACGCTCGGGCAGGCTGGCGACCATCGCCTTCGCCCGTGCCACATCCACGGCCATCCGCTTCAAGTTCAACTGGACGGTGATCTCCGGCGACTGCTCCGAAGCCGCCCGGAGTTCGGCCATGAAGGCGTCAAGCTCCTTGCGAGCCTGCGCCGTCTTGGCACTGATATCTACCTTCTTGCTCTCAGGCACACGGCGGATGTGCTGCTCGATCCGCTCCAGTGTCTTGATGAGCTTCTCTGCCGACCCACTGAAATCGAACTCGACCTTGCGGGTGTCGGCCATGGACTCAGTCTCTCAGGACTCGGTGTTCCACCACTCGTCGTAGTCCCACTCGTCCGGGTCTTTCTTGGCCCGTTCGAGTGTGTCCTCGATGTGCGGCTTGAACAACGTTTCGAGCTTGGAGGGCTCGTTGAAGGCGAAGGCCATCACCGTGCCCAGCTCCTTCATCTCCCGCTGACGACGCTGCCGCCGCGCCCGAAGGAGTGACTTCAGACGCGGGTATGTGATGCCCCTCTCTACTCCGAGGTTGGGCCGCTCAGACCAGACGTAGTCCCAGGTGTATCCCCACTCGACTCCACAGAGGTCTGCAAGGTCGCCTTCATAGAGTCGATCATCACCGTCTGCGCCCACGTCTGGATGAGGTCCGGACCGATCAGTTTTCCCAAGTGCTTCAGGAGATCGATCTCATTCACCTCCGCGCCCAGGAGCAGTGCCTCCTTGATCTGTGTGGGCGACGGTGAGCGGTCGTACTCCTCGTTGTACTCGTCTGCGTCTAACGCCTCCTGGGTGGCGTATCCGAGGAACTCGTACTTGGGCATGAGATCAGGGATGAAAACGGCCAGCACGGCGTGGACGCGGTCCCCCAAGAACTCGACGATGTTGCTTGAGGAGAGTGATGCCGTATCGAGCCCTTGTAGCGCGATTCCGAACTTCGAGCGTAGATAGCCGATGCGCTGAGGAACAACGTGATACTCGTAGTCCCCGAGGACCACGTCCACGCCTGCTGACCCGAGCGCAGCCGGGCGGTCGCGCTCCAGTTTCCGAGTGTTCGCCATCAGGGTGTCGCGACGGCCTGTTCAGACGCCCAGAGCCCGTACTCCTCACCGTAGACCCCGCCCGGTTCTGGGAAGAGCTTGAAGGAGAGGCCGAGCCCGGTGAGCTCGCCCTTCGCGCCCTCGAACTCCACCTCGTCGGCCGTGATCTGACAGCGGAAGCCGACACCCATGAAGAACCGTCCGCGGACCACACCTCCACCTTCGTCCACAGTGCCGGAGCCCTGATGGCGGCGGCTCACCCAGGCGATGCGGTACTGCGTGACGGAGTTGAACGAGCCGAACTTGACGATGTCCTGAGCGCCCTGACCTGTGCCAGCGGCGACATCGGTCGCGATGACACCCTGCTCGATGATCTGCAACGTCTCCGGGCGAAGCTCGGCAACGCTGACCGTGATCGTGCGGCTCAGGTCGGTGATGTCCTCAAGAATGGCTCCCGGGACTTGCTGGATCTCGAACCCTTCGGTATCGAACCCCCGGGTGTACGTGAAGGACTCCTTCGTGGCGCCGAAGTCCATCCAGGGAGAGACGACGGCGTACGGGGTCTGCATGTCGATCACTTCGTCAATGCTCGCCGGGACATCAGCGGAGACAGGCGCGTAGAGCACCCGGACCGCCCCGCCCAGCAGATTGTCGATGTCGTACGGGAAGGCTCCCGTGACCATAGCCATCTACTGCTCCACCTCCGCTAGTTCCGCGACGCTGATCGTCATGGTCATCTCCCGGCCTCTCGTGCCATCCGGGTAGACCACGAAGGGCGGTGTGTAGTCAAATGTGACGAACGGTGAGGCCACAGGAACTCTCTGCCCAAGCGTACCGTCCTTCAACAGTTGAGCCCGAAGGGTGTCGGCGAACCTCCGAAGCTGCTCAGCCGCCGGTCCAGGGTCCGTATTGTCCACCATGAAGCTGATGGTGCAGTCGTACCGTTGGATGACGTTCTGCTGGAGTGCAACCAAGGGAAACGACGAGTCCCCGAACTCAACCGAGCTGGTGTCCAAGACCACCACCACATCTGGGAGCACGGTCTTCTCGGTCGGCTCGAAGTTATATCCGTTCTCCAGTTCGGGGATCTGCTCCCGACACCAGTCTCGGATAGCGGTGACCATCCCGTCGGAGCCGAACATCATCGGAAGTTACCGGACCTCGATGCGACCTTGACGGTGACCTTCCTCGGGGTGGTTGTGCCTCTCGTGAGGACCAACTCGATCTCCTTCGTCAACTTCTGGAAGGCGTAGTCGGCCATCGTGTTGATGTCTTCTTGAGCAAGACGCACCCAGTCTGCCTTGGGATGGTACGCACGAGCACGGAACCGGTAGATCGAAGGACTCCCCAGCGGGCCGGGCGAGTACCGGAGCATGTGTCGCCGGAACGGACGATGCTGCGCTCCCGGTGTTCCCGGCTCGATGTTGTAGGAGCGAGCGAGGCGCGACGCACCGATACCGGCTCCCGGACGGAAGCCCTCTCTTGTCCGCCGCGCCTCAACTGCCCTTCGGCCGAAGCGTGTCACATTCAAGTAGTTGAAGCCCTCGTCGCTGATGGCACCCTCGACACCGATCCGGATGTTCGGCTTATAGGCGGAGCGGTTGCGGCCTGTGACGACGATGCTCTCCTTCAAGCGCCCGCTGCGCTCGGGCGCGTAGTCCTGCAAGATCTCCTGTCCGACCAGGCCGACCTCGCCAACGGTGTCCTGAAGCAGTTCTCGGATGTACTTCTCTTGGATCTGGACGATCTTCTCGGCCTTGCGCAACCCTCGCGCTGTGACCTTGACAACGGCGGTTTGATCGTCGCGTGGCATCAGATCATGGGCCTCATCTCACGCAAGCGGAGTGCCACATGAGGTAAGAACCTGTTCTCCTCAATGTCCACAACCGTATAGCGGGCATCATCTACGAAAACCCGCACATTCGGGAACCGATAAAGACCAGCACTGTCGAGTGGCGACTCACCCTGATGATCGTAACTAGCACCAACCTCCGTAACACCTCCGGGCGATGGCCAGATGGTGATAGGGATGTTGTCTGCCACCCACACGTCGTTGCTGATCAACCGCGCCAAGCTCAAGAACGGGAGAGATTGGGAAGAGGGGTAGACAACGAATGGGAACGTGGCTTCTGGCATCAGAAGTCCTGCGGGTTCCCGGTTGAGGCAATCGGTTTGGCGACAACGAACTCATCAATACCGCTCGTCGTTGTCGTAGCAGAGGGTGGTGCTGTGCGCAGACCGACATTACCGCTTGTCCCTGCACCGAAAGCAGTCTTCGGGGCACCGGACAGTACGAAGGTCAGTGTCCCCATGGGCTGCCCAGATGGATCACGAGTACGATCCCAAGCCCACGCCTCTAGAATGATGGAGTCGAGCTGCTGGCGGACGATCAACGTGAGGGGTGTTCCACCAACTACGGGCGTAGGAACTGTGAAATTCACGGTGGCAAGCGAGTTGAATGTCCCTCCACGCTTCTCGAAAAGCCGTAGCCCTTGTGTCGGTGAGTTGATGAGCTGTCCGAGGAGATAGTTGTTCGCATCGGACCGCTTCCAGATGACCCCATAGTCGAAAGCCGGGTTCCCAGCACCAAGCGCTGCGATCAGCAACTTGGCTTTGAAGCTGTCACCCATGACCAGCCCAGTCCGATAGAGAACTTTCTCAGCGACACTCTGCGGGACTAGAACACCACTCTGGATCGTCCATGTCCCAGTACCAGTGTCGAACGTATAGGCGGTCAAGTCACCACTGAACGTCTCCTGAAATTGCAACTCCGATGTGCTCGCACTGCTACCGGGGATCACAACGAGCGTTCGGTTGTTGGCCGCGTCATCACTCGCGGTGACGCCAGCCCCGATGAAGTTCAGACCGGTGCGCGCCGTGAGCGCCGAGCCCTCATCTTGGATCGTGTGCCCACCCGACCCGCCGCCCGAGGGCGCGTTGACCCACTTCGTGTCATAGTTCGCACCAGAGTTCTTGGCGAGAAGCTGGTCCACAGTCCCACCAGTCGCAACCCCCGGACCAGTCGGCCCCGCCGGTCCCTGAGGCCCCTGTGCACCAGCCGAGATGGTGGTCTGGATCTGGGAAGCAGCGGATGACCCCTCGAAGTGAACTGTGACCTGAAGGGTGCCGCTCCCACTTATCTTCTGGGCGTAGAGCTTGAGGACTATACGATCGGTGGCATTGATCGGATACGCAGACAAGACTGTCGTCATCCAATTGACAAGCGTTACCGTCTTGTCGGAGAACTCCGGGCTGAACTCATCACGCTGCAATGTCTCAGTACCGTTCGTGGCGCGTGCGTAGATGAGTAGATGGAGCTTGACGGTTCCCTGGTTGAGATGGACCCAGAACCGTCTTGATGCGGTCCCAGCCGGGAAATCTGTGACACCGGGCTGCCCCACATCTGATACGAAGGAAGCAACAGGAACATCCTGACCGACCGTCCCGCACGACACCGTGAGCTGTTTCTCAGGATTAGGGCTTGGTGACGAGAGCAGTCGCTTGTAGCCAGTGATATCGGCATCATCGGTGGCATCCAAGTAGAAGATCTTCCCTGCCGCCTGGCCGGACGGACCCACCGGACCTTGCGCGCCTGTCTCACCCTGAGAACCTTGAACACCTTGAGCACCGGGGACGCCCTGAGGACCCTGCGGTCCCTGTGGACCTTGCGTCCCTTGAGGCCCCTGCGGACCCTGCGGTCCCTGGACGCCCTGCGGCCCTTCAATGCCTTCGATGCCCTCGGGGCCTGGAGGACCAGGCGGGCCAGGAACTGTCGAGTCGGCACCAGAAGGACCCGCGACCCCCTGCGGACCAGCCGGGCCAGGCTCCCCAGGAGGGCCGGGAACGGTAGATGCGGGACCAACGGGACCCGGAGGGCCGGTATCCCCTTTGCCACCCATCGGCCCGACCGCACCCTGAGCACCGTCGGCACCGTCGGCACCGCGAGGACCAGAGGGTCCCGTAGGACCGGGAACCCCTTGGGGTCCAGTAGTCCCAGGCGGACCCTGAGGGCCTGGGATACCCTGGTCGCCCGGCTCACCTGTTCCCGCTGGACCTTGGATACCCTGTTGTCCCTGGATCCCCTGGGGACCGGGCTCACCCTGTGGTCCAGGAGGACCGGTAGGTCCAGTATCACCCGGAGGCCCAGTCGCACCAGAGGGTCCGCCTGGGCCTGGCGGTCCTGGGTCGCCACCGGCCGGACCACGAGGACCCTGTGCGATCTGGGCGAAGTAAATCACCCAATCCAGCGCGTATCCCGAGTAGCAGGCCCGCCACTCATACGTCTTCTCCCCCTCAATCCATCCGATAACGCTGCCGCCGTTTTCGGTGATCGTCTCGGCGAGCGGGAGTGTCCCAGCCTCATCAAGATAGACCGTGGCGGGCTCTTGCGTTTCCTTATCACGAACCTCTACGACCGCGCCGTTCACAACATTCCCCGCATAATCACGAGCAGTGACGATGAACGGCACGAAGATCGTTTGAACCTCGCTCATACCATGTACCCGACTTGTCCAAGCCAGACATAGGGCTGAAGAAGATGGATCACGTCATCACCAAGACCAGGTGCGAACCCGAAGGTGGCGCGGAGGTTCCCCTGGCTGATATCGCGCATCCCGAACTTGCGGTAGGCACGGATCGTCTGATTGAGGAGGTTGGTATCTGCGAGGGCGGTGTCTTCCATGTCCTTGCGGATCGCAGTCCGGACCTGCTGCGGGAATACACTCCAGCCCCAGTCGCCAGTGATGGTGACGTTCTCGTCGTCGTACGTGAACTTGTACGGGAGCGCTCCCTCGAACTCGTAGAGCGCCTGCTCGTAGTAGTTGAGCGAACTGGTGACGTTCGGCTTCACCACGAGTCGGTCGAAGGGATCGTCCAAGACGACGTCCCCTGTGGATAGTGCGCTGCCTTCCACGACAAGGGCTGCCAGGACCTCCAGACGTTTCGGGAGGTAGAGGACGTCTGAGCCACTCCCATTGAGGACGTAGGTCGTGTCTGGGAGGTAGTCGAATGTCTGGCCGCAGAACTCTTCGATGGCTGCGACGGATTGGGCATAAAGCTCCTCCTGCTGCTCTGGGCTCAGGCTCGTCAGAGCAGGGATGACCGACTCGGCGACCAGTTCTGCGGCGGTGGGGTAACCCATGAGCGAACGCTACCCCGACCGATCCGCATTGTCCTTCGCTATTGTCCTAGGACTACGACTCCGAGGAAGAGCGGCGCTTGGAGGTCGCCTTCGGGGCCTCCGCAGTGCCCTCGCCACCCTCGATCAACTCCTTCGCGACCTCCTCGGCCTTCCCACTGGCCTTGCCCTGAGCGTACTGGACCTCGCCGGAGGAGCCCATCTCGTTCAGCTTGCGCTCCTCAACCTCTTCGGGAGTCCACTCCAGGTCGCCGAAATGCGGGCGCTGCTCCGCGTCGCGCATGACAGCCTGCTTCGTGGTGATGGTGCCACTCGGCGGGCCATACGGAGCCTCGTCGTCACCGATCACCCGGTTCAGGACGGCGCTCGTCCCAGCGTGCGCGACCCATTCGGAGTTCTCGGCGAACTTGCCCTTCCAGGAGTCCTCCTTGGCGTCGCCGAAGGTGCCCGGACGGGAGGCGGCGGCCTTCGCGGCGTCGTCGTCGCTGATCTCCTTGAAGCCGGGCTTCCCCTTCACGGCCTCGTCGTCGGTGGTGTTGCCGGGGGCGTACCGGACGCCGTTGACACGAGTCGGCGCATCCCCCTCGTAGACGTATGGCATCAGGTTCCCTTTCTCACACCGCCGCCAGCGAGTGCATACGGACGACGGCGTCGAACTCCTCGACGATGACGTCTGACTTGATGAAGAAGATGTAGAACCGCTTGTCCTTCGCGGCCAGTTCCATGTCGGTGGCACCCGTGACCGTGCGACGGCGGACCTGCCACGAGATGACCCGATGGAAGTTCTTCGGGGTCGTGAGCATGACCACGCTGTCCGGCCATGCCGGAGGCGTGATGATCCCATAGCCCAGCGGCTTCTCGGCGGCACCGCTGGACCCGAGCAGGAGCGCGTCACCTGCGTCCGACTCGCGGTTGGTCAGCGTCTCCCACCAGGAGATCTGACGGGCTGGGGACATGATCCACGACACGCCGGGCTGGTTCCGGTACTTGTTCGGCATCGCGTAGATCATGTCGAACATCTGGTCCTTGCCGAAGGTCCCAGGTGTCGCACCGCTGATGTTGCGCCCCGC